ATGACCACATTCTCCAAGCGCTTCGGCGTTAGCGTAGCTGCATTCGCAGTTGCCGGCACCGCACTAGTTAGCGGCACCGCCTTTGCTGCTGACGGCGACGCACCTGTCCTGCCGAAGATCACTACCCAGTGCTCAGTTGTAGATGGCAAGATGCAGGTAGTCGTGAACGGAAACAGCGACTCCGTTCACCTAGTCTCAAAGTCCGGCAAGCGCGGCACCCTGCTTGTTGAAACTGTAACCGCACCTAAGGGCTCAATCGTTTACGAATTTGAATCCACCAACCAGGTCGGTCACGCCTTTGCCAAGTACGACTGCACCAAGGCTCTAAAGGCTGCTGAGAAGCCCGCTCCTAAGAAGGAAGAGACCAAGGCACCTACTAAGGAAACCCCGAAGGCTCCTACCAAGGAAACCCCCAAGGCTCCTACCAAGGCAGATCCTAAGGCTCCTGTTCTTCCCAACATCACCACCAAGTGCTCTTTGGTTGACGGCAAGTACCAGGTCTTGGTAAATGGCAACAATGACGCAGTTCACCTGATCTCGGAGTCCGGCAAGCGCGGCACCCTGCTAATCGAAAACGTTACCGCCCCCAAGGGTTCAATCGTTTACAAGTTTGAATCCACCAACCAGGTTGGTCACGCTTTTGCTAAGTACGATTGCAACAAGGACTTGAAGAAGCCTGCTGACGCTCCTAAGCCCCCGAAGGCACCGACTACTCCGAAGGCTCCTACCAAGGTTGACCCCAACGCTCCCGTCCTTCCCAAGATCACTACCCAGTGCACCTTGGTTGATGGCAAGCTACAGTTGCTCGTCAATGGCAACAATGACGCAGTTCACCTGATCTCTGATTCTGGCAAACGTGGCACCCTAATCATTGAGAACGTCACCGCCCCCAAGGGATCAAAGGTATACCGCTTTGAATCCACCAACCAGGTTGGTCACGCCTTCGCTAAGTACGACTGCACCAAGGCTCTAGAGGCAGGCAAACTCCCCTCGGCACCTGCAACCGTCGAAGCTCCTAAGGCTCCCGCCACCGCTGAAGCACCTGCAACCGCAGAAGCTCCTAAGGCTCCCGCCACCGCTGAAGCACCTGTTAAGGGCAAGACTCCTGCCGATAAGGCTCCTGCTGCTAAGAAGCCTGCTGCAGCTAAGGCTTCCGCTTCTTCCGATGGTCTAGCTAACACTGGTGCTGACGCTTTCGGTCTCCTCGGCCTATCGGCACTAACCGCCCTAATCGGCGCTGGCAGCATCATTGCTCGTCGCAAGGCCTAATCTCACGCATTTAAGCTACTGAGATTTTATATCGGATAAATCCGATGTGATTGCCCCGACTGTTATTAACAGGTCGGGGCAATCACATTTTAAAAAGAGGTATTAATGTCTACTAAGAAGATTCTAACCTACGCCACATCCGCACTATTTTTTCTAGGTTTTTCATCAACAATTGCATATGCGAATGAAGATTCAGGCAGCGATGCGTCATTTATCGAGGCATTGAATAAGTACGACACCACGAATGAAATTGATTTTTCTCCTTGGCTCCGTGACTACTGTGGGATAGAAAATGATGGTCTTGTACTGCCCATCTCCCCCACTCTTTCTTTTGCAATTGATGACAAGCAAGTTGAGAGATGGGCCCCTCTTGGAAATAATGACCTAAAACTCTCTGCAACATATCTACAACCTGAAACCGGAACCTCAAAAACGTTTATTTTCACGCGCGACCTTTTGGAACTTACTGACGTACCTTGTGAAAAAGGAATGCTTGCATCTAGTGCTGAGGATCCTGCAATCCAGGAACTAACTAAGAACACAAACAATTCTGTACCAACCAGAGAGGATTCAGAAGCTACAGAAGAGTCTGCAACAGCTTCCGGAAATGACGATCAAACAGCCACTACAGAAAGCTCGTCTGGAGGGTTAAAGTGGCTTTTGCGAAGAAGTGTTTTATATCCACTTGTAGCCATCTTAGGCCTAGCAGCCGGGATAGTCGGTGCTAAAAAATTCAAACAGTAGATAACTTCGGCCCTTGGCATTGTAGCCACTATAGTGGAACAACTACAAAGCCAAGGGCCAATAAAGATTAATTCTAACGTTAGGAAAACTAAAGATGGATACTTCTCTATCCAAACGGATACACCAAAACGGATAAGGTTCGGCACGGGGTAAAACTGGACGTTTTTCAGTCAAACTGGACGTTTTTGGGCCAGATTGGATGTTTTAGCCTGCAACTGGATGCGGGCGGTTTTGGTTGGCGCCGTCAAGTGCTGTCAAGAGGCAGGGGCATGAAAATAGGCTTAGCCGACCAATGGTGGTCTGCCAAGCCTGCTGATGATGTTGCCGTTGAGTCGGGCTAGTCGATCTGTGGTGTCACCGTTTGTCCGTCCCGGAAGGTGAAGCAGATTTGCCCATCTGGTTGGGCGGTGGCGTGGTCGATGAGTGTGTGGAACAGGAGAGGTGTGAAGGTCACCTGCTCTTGTGTAAGGTCAGTGAGGCTTCGGCGGTAGAAGTCGTACCGGGTTTTACGTTCCCGGATCTCGTTGACTTGTTCTTGGAGTTGGGAGTGTTTGGCTTGCGCCTGGTCATAGGCGCAGGTGGCGGCCGCATACTTCTGGTCGTACTCCCCTGCCGTGAGGGTGGCGTTCGCTCCTTTTTCTACCAGGTCGGCTAGTGCCTGGCTTGCCGCGTTGAGAACGGCCCAGGCGATTTCGACTTCGGCTTCCAGCCCGCTGGTATCGAACAGGTCAGCGCTTACCTGCTCCACCAGTGTCAGGGGGTCTTTGCCGTTGGCGTGGAGCATGGTGGCTAGGGCGGTTTCGAAGGCTTTCTCGATCTGGTCTGTGGTGTAATGCCTGGTTGTGCAGTGGGTGTGCTGCTCATATTTCGCTGAGCAGCGCCAGATGCGTTTTTCGTTCTTCGTCCCCGCATGCCAGGTCTTAGGGGTGAAGAACGCCCCACACTGACCACAGACAATACTGTGGGATAAGACGTGTTTGCGTGAACGCCGCCCCTTGCTTTGTGCCAGTTGGGTTTGGACGAAGTCCCATACGAGCGGGTCGATAATCGCCTCATGTGAACCAGTCACATAGTACTGGGGAACTTCACCGTTATTCTTCACCAGTTCCTTGGTTAAGAAATCCTTGGTATAGGTCTTTTGTAGTAGCGCGTCACCCTTGTAGCGTTCGTTAGTCAAGATGGAGCGCACAGCGGTGCGTGACCACTGGGTTTTACCTCGGGCAGTCAGCCTGCCCCGCTCGGTAAGTATCCGGGCGATCTCACGTAGGGATTTTCCTTCCAGGAACAGTGAGTAGATTTCACGCACCGTTTTGGCTTGTTCCTCGTTGATAACCGGCTGACCATCCTCACCACGGTCATATCCCAAGAAGGACCCAAACGGCATCGTCACCTTCCCATCGGCAAAGCGTTTCCTATGCCCCCAAGTCACGTTCTCGCTAATGGAGCGGGCTTCTTCCTGAGCTAGGGAGGACATGATGGTGATGAGCAGTTCACCCTTGGAATCCAGAGTCCAAATATTCTCACGCTGAAAGTAGACCTCAACGCCTTTGTCTTTGAGCTTGCGCACGGTGGTCAGGGAGTCGACGGTGTTACGGGCGAAGCGTGAGACGCTCTTGGTGACAATCAGGTCAATCTTGCCCGCCAGGGCGTCAGCAACCATGGTTTGAAAGCCTGCACGTTTCGCTGTGGAGGTGCCGGTGATGCCTTCATCGGTGTAGACCTTGACCAGTTCCCAGCCCGGATGGTCGGTGATATAGGTGGTGTAGTAATCCACCTGCGCCTGATAACTCGAGACCTGGTCTTCATTATCGGTTGACACACGCGCATACCCCGCCACCCGCTTCAAAGCGGTAGCACTCAAGGGTTTGCCAGTGTGCAGGGCGCGCGTGGCAGGAATCTTGGTAACAGTCGGACTCACTTAAACACCCCTCCATCAGGTGTCGTGTTTTCTTCTTTGTGGTTTTCGGCTAGTTGTTTGGCTTGGGCGAGGCTCACCTGTACGGTCGTGCCGCTTTGTAGGTGGAAGTGCAGCGTTGCAGTCTGGGTATCAACCGTGATGTGTTGGATCTGTTCCCACACCACCCCCTCACTAAAGGTTTCAATCTGGAGGGCGTGAATGGTAGCGGCATGCAGGTGGGCCTCACGGATGGTGGGAGCCTTACAAGGGTTACCTTTCCCCAGGCAGGCGGACCAGCATTTCCACACTTTGTACGAGCCGCCCTGGGTGTACTTGGTTTTACGGTGAAACGCTTTGCCGCACTCGCCACAAATCACCCTCCCGGTAAAGCAACCGGTGTTGAGGGATGGGACTGCGCCTTTACCCAGGGTGCGCCGACGCTGAATCTCAGCCTGCACTGCCTTGAAAGTATCCCGGTCGATGATGGGCGGGTGCGTGTCTTTAGCGTAATACTTGGGGAGTTCGCCTTTGTTAGTGCGCTGGGGGCCACGGATGCCGTCGAGGTAGTGTTTTTGCATGAGCGTATCGCCCATGTAGCGTTCGTTTTCGAGCATCCGGCGGATGACCATCGCATCAATCTTTTTCCCTCGTTTGCCCCGTATGCCCTCACGGTAGAGCTGGTCGGCTAGTTTGTCTGGGGAGATACCTTCAAGGTAGGAGGTAAAGACCCGCCGCACGATGGGTGCCTCGCGCGGATTGATATGGAACTGGGTGCCATCCCAGTCATACCCGTACAAGTAGTGGCTATTAGGCTTACCCTGCTCATAGTTACGACGGATCGACCACTTGACCGCCTCACTATTAGCCTCAGACTCACCCTGGGCGAAAGACGCCAGGAGGGTTAGGAGTAGTTCCCCGTCGGTAGTGGCCGTGGAAATGTTTTCGCGTTCGAACCGAACTTCCACCCCCAAAGCGCTCAGTTCACGGCAGGTCGCCAGCACGTCCACCGTATTACGCCCCAGACGCGAGATCGACTTGGTCAAAACCAGATCAACCTCACCAGCTCTACAAGCGGCCATCAGGTCCTGGAAGCCGTCACGGTTTTGGTTAGTACCACTTTTACCGTTATCGACAAAGACCCCAACGTAGTGCCAGGTCGGGGTGGATTCAATCAGGTGCATGTAATACGAGACCTGGGCGGCCAGCGAATGCGGGGAACGCTCGTTCAGTGCGCTGATACGCGCATAAGCCGCCACCCGCACCCGGCGCGGAGTTTGAAGGGGTGGGCGGATGCGTTCAATACGGGCCATCATTACGCTCCTTTCACGTGTTGTTCTGGTGTATCCATGTGGCTTAATAACTCACTTGAAACCCCAAATAAGTCCAGTGCAGTGCCGGCATGAAAAGAGGCAATAAAAGCCCCCGGGATCGCCTCGTCTACACGCTCCTTCACGGCCAGCAGATCCGCAGGCGTCAGTGCCCCCAGGGCGTGAAGCGCAACGAGGTGATGCCACACTGTTTGGTAGTGCGCCTCTGCCAAAGCCTCTGGCATGGCGGCGCTCATGAGGCCACCTCAACGAAACGGTGACGGATATAGCAGGCGTGCGAACAGTACTTACGCGCCCTCCTGCCATAAACCCGGCAGCGACTGCCGCACCCCAGGCAGGTGAACTTACGCCACGCACCGCCACGAGTCTGTGCTTGGTGGGTGCGCCACCACGCCTGGCGGTGAGATGGGCAGCAAAACAACGCCCCCGCACGCATCCCTTCAAGAGGAGCCGCGCAATAACGGCAATAGGCCCCTAACAACACCAGGTTCTTATCCACCTCAAGGTCGGGATAAGCCCGCCGGCAATAGCCACGTACCAGCTCCGCGTCCAAGCCCAGGCATTGTGCAACGCGCACATACGAACCACCCGCACCAGCCAAAACGTCGATATGAGCCTTATCAGCCGACGTGAGTTTGCGTTTCACACCTTCCCTCATCAGTGCTGCCCTCCAGTGCCAAAATTCAATGAATGTTCACCACTTGGCGACGGCACACAGCAGGTGTTAACCACCCACCCACAAGGCACACAAAAAGCGCCCCCACCCAGCCACATAAAAGTGACGAGATGGGGGACTAAAAGATAGTATGAGGGCCGATTTTAGAAAGCAAAGTGAATCTCAAATAAACTTAGCGAAGATACATACGTCTATGCTTGATACCCTCTAGTTTTGCTCTCAGGGGCAATTGACCTCTACGTTTTCTTGAAATCCAGAGGGGTCACCCATTTTTGCTCTATTGAGATAATCTGCGAAAACTCTACGAGTCGCATCATCTGCACGCTGTGGACTCATGTATCCCATCTGGGGAACTTTTTCAAGCTGTTTTAATGCGTTGTTGGCTCTCCCCTTATCTGTTGTATAGGTTTTCAACCATTCTTTTTCCCACGCGCATTCAAAGTACAAAGATGCACGACTGTCGCCGTATCCACTTTGATAAGCTCCTCCCTTTTCTTCACCTTCCATTTTATTGGGCGCGATATAACCTTGAGGCCATTCGAGATTTTTAACCGAGTCTTGATACTCTTTTTGGATCTGATCATAACTAAGAATCTTACGTTCTGATGAAGTCGACTGATCGGATAATTCAGAACTGCATCCACTCGTTCCCAGAATGACGGCAGTGGAAGTAGCTAGGGCAAGAAATATCTTTATGTATTTCATTTTGCAACCTTTCGAAGTGATTAGATAGTTTTATCTTAATGCCAATGCTGGTTCTAGTCGCGCCGCCTTTATCGCAGGAAGTATGCTTCCGAGAATTGCCGTTATTGTCGCTGCCAAAACCGCATAGACCGCTGCCGCATAGGGATACAAGGGAGGGTCGATAGGTGAGCCAACTGGCAGCACAAAAGGGATCAATTGGATGAGTAATATTGAGAATATCACTGCAATTAGCGACACGACCACGGCAAGCAAAATCGATGATCCTAATACCAGCCACGCGACTGAACTTCGACTTGCCCCTAATGCACGTCGAATTAGCAATTCATGTGATCGCTGTTCTAAAGTTGATAAGCCAATATTAATAAGACCAATCATTGAGACTATTAGCAAAAGCAATGCTGTGCTGAAAAATGACATCTGAATAACATACAAAACACTGGCATATGATTGCCCCGAATCCACCCTAGAAATCTCATCTGCCTTGCCACCTATAGAGTCCGATAGTTTGTCATTCAAGAATGAGACTTTTTCTTCTTTAGAAGTGCTATTTGAAGTATCATGCCAAAGAACACTCCCGCTATCCGTTTCTAACAAATGGGGTATTAAAGAACTTATGCCAGCTATATTAAGATATATTCGAGCATCTGGGACACCATCGTTTACAACGCCTACTACGGGAATTGGCGTAGGATTCAGCGAGTTTTTATTCGCAACAAACGCAAATTGTCGATACGGGAAAACCTCATTTGCAGACTGATTAACAACAGCCTCCAAGCGGGGAAAGACATTCTCATTTTCTAACCATCGTCCTTTTAACAATGGCAGCCTGTAAATGTAATTATATTTACTTGAAATATAAATAGGGTCCACGTTACGAGGCGAAGACATGATTTCCCTAATTTCTTGTTGATTTGGAGCTGCTTTCGTCCCAACACCAAAAGTCAACGCTTGTTTCGGGTTTAAAACTAAAGCCAAATTAGCTTCAGGAACGTCAATACTATTTAGGAATCGTGCTAACAATTGTGGATTCGCTAAACCTCTAGCAGTAATCGAAACCCGGTATGTAGGGTCCCTACCATAGAGTTGCTCAGTGGTTCCCAATAAATAGGAACGTCCAATCGTACCAACCAGCACTGAACAAATTATCGCGACAATACCAATGAACATCGACAACCCTGTCAATGTTGTACGCATCGGAGCTACTTTAAGATCTTTCCATAACATCCGCAGCATGCATTATCCTTCCCTGAGACATAACAAAGGTATGGTCACATGTCGTAGCTAGTTCGGAATCATGCGTTACCAGCAGAAGCGTGGTCTGCATTTGTGAAACTAATTTATGTAATATAGCCATTACTTGCGTACTTGTAGATGTATCTAGCGCACCTGTAGGCTCATCACAAATTAACAGTTTTGGACTAGTAACTAACGCTCTCGCAATTGCCACCCGTTGTTGCTCACCTCCAGATAACTTGCCTGGAAATTCATGCGCACGGGCATTAAGGCCAACTTGCATTAAAGCATGATTTATCAATCGTTTTCGAATCCTAGGTGTAGGGCGATCGGGAAGATACATCAATGCCAGCTCAACATTCTCAAAAACGTTTAAATGCCTAATCAAAGAATAATTCTGAAAAACAAACCCTATGCTTTCAGCCCTCAGTTCTGATAAATTACGGTCTTTTAGTGTCGCAACATCAGTGCCTTGATAAATAAACCTTCCAGTATAGGCAGCGTTAAGGAGACCAACGATAGACGCCAAAGATGTTTTACCCGAACCAGACTTACCTACTAAAGCATAGCTTTTACCAACCTCAAGCTCGAGCGACACACTGTCAACGGTTCGTAGTATTTGACCGTTGCCTAGCTCAACTTCTGCCGATACGTTTGTTAACGACACTAACGACATATTTCTACTCTCGCGGATCTAGATTTGGGGCAATTGCGCTTATTTTTTCTCCTTCTTTCAACCCTGAGGTAATCTCAATAAAAGCTCCGTCATTAACCCCCAAACCTACTTCCACAGCTTCAGCTTTCCCCGTACTAATTAAAGTAACTTTCCCTTTAAAGGCGCGGCCTGCAACGGCGCTTATAGGCACAGCTAGAACGTTATTACGTTTAACACCATGAAGAACTAATGTAGCTTGCTGGCCAGTACGAACGGGTACAGACTTATCAATTAAACACAAAAAGCCACCAGGGTTACTTATGGAGTTGCCATTTTCGGATATAGCACCACTCTCCGATCCGTTCCCCTCAGAATTTTGAGCTAACACCAAAGCTCCGCATTCTGATGGCCCTAGTCCATTTTGAATTTGAAACGACCCCTGGACACCAGAGGCTTCTCCTAGGCCAGATGCAGATTCATCTTGAAACGCCAACGAGAACCCCTCATATCTAAGTTCAACTACCGGGAATCGACTTGGTAAATCTGTAGAAGCATCTGAAATCTTGACAACTTTTGCATCTACGGGTGAGACTAACTGAACATCACTATTCAAAGCTAATACATCACCTTTTTTGACTATAGAACCCACCGGCACCTTGGGAACAAAAGATCCTTGTTTACTCGTTTCAACAATAAAATTTGAAACCGACTCTACAGACGAATGGGTGGAATACGTTGCAACAAGATCTTTTTTCTCTACAGTTAGCACAGCACTCTTGCTAACATCTCGACTGGAGTTTTCTGCAAGTTCCCCACTTGTGGTGTCGGCACCGCAACCACTGATTACGAGTGCCGACACCAGCAAGCAGAAAGCAAGCTTACTTAGCTTTGCAACTTTCACTGCACTGAACCCAATCAGTAAGTGAGATCTCCGCCCCAGTTGATGTCACACCACCAGCTGCAGGCCTTCATTCTTCCCTGGAAAGCGAAACGAGTATTCTTCTTAACCCTATCCCAGGATTTCGCACCAACCGCATTCCACTGCAAGGTATCGGTGAATTGCGGTCCACCAGATACCTTCATATTACGCAACCCAAGCCGAAGATGCCCTGACGGCATGTCGTTAATGCTGAGACTGATAGGACCATCATAGGTGTGCGTACGAGTGTAATCGTATTTCACAAGGGAACCCGACTTGTTCAGCTGTCCACCGACATACGAGTTGTCAGCGTACGCAAGCCCGGTTCCACCAATCGCAAGCAGCAAGGCGGTAGTACCTGCCACAATTGGCATTCGTAACTTTTTCATGTTTCCCTCCATCATTGGCTGAAAATAGTGTGTAGAAAGATAACTTCCCACGTGCTTCCACGTGCTTAGTGTAGCACAAATCACCCGCATGTGTCTACAGTTACACATTTCTTTCTAAATTACTATTTTATTTATAAATACAACACAAAAAAGCGCCCCCACCCAACCCCAGAGGGGTTAGATGAGGGCGCATGAATAGGGTTGAAGCCCGGCTGTTTTAGTAGCCGAGCTTCCGATTCACTAGGGCTTGAACAGCCGCGTAGTTGGAGCCGAGGCGGCGTCGGCGTTCGTCTCCGTTGCCGTAGTCGCCTCGGATGACCGCATCGGCCAAAGCATTCAGGTCAGGACCAGTGGAGGCGGGCGCTGTGCCGTAGCCTAGGCGTTGGTTCACAATCGCCTGCACCGCCGAATACTTGGAGCCCAGGCGGCGCTTGCGTTCCTCGCCATTGCCGTAGTCGCCGCGTAGTACCGCGTCTGCTAGGGCGTTGAGGTCACCAGAAGGAGCAGTTGCGGTGGTGGCGGGTTTGGCGTTGCCGCTACCTCCACTGAGCCAGGGTGCGAGTACACGTGTGGGTGGGTAGTAGCGTCCTGGGCAGTCCGTGGACGTGCAGTCCTTGTGGCCCAGGATGGTCAGTGGCCCATGCTTGGCTTGCAGGTCTCGAATCAGCTCAGCCACGGTGGCTTTGTCGGCGTCGGAGCAGCGGGGGTTGCATTCGATACCGATGGACTCAAGGTTCTTCACCCAGTTACCCGCATGATAGGCAGTGTCCCCGTCCGCAACCAGTTGTGCGACGCGTCCGGCCTCAGCCACGTAGTGGGCACTGGTGTTGTTGCCGCCGCGTTCGAACCAGCGGATAGTGCCCTCAAAGGTGGGGTGTTTGGCGGGGTCATCCCAGTGATGCACCACAATGTATTTGATGCGGTGGCCTTGGCGGCCTGTCGTGAATGCGGTGGCGTCGTGGGAATGGTCAATCGTGTAAGACATGAGAATCTCCTTAGGTAGTGGATTGGTTTTTAGGGTTGGACGATCACGTGCAACCAGACGAGCACGGTCAGTAGCGGGGTGATGACCTGGTCCCATACCCACCAGCCCACCCCCACCACAGCAGCGAACGAACCGGTGGTTGCCAAAGCAGTGAGGATGGGCGTGAGGTGAGAGTGGGGTTTAGTCACCTCCACCACCTGCCTCGTCATCTGGTGTGGATTTGGTGGTGTGGGTCAGGGGTTTGCGCACCTCACTGATAGGCACCTCAGGCTTAGGAATGCGCGGGCGCGGCACCACCGACAGGTCCTGATCTGCCCGGGCATGGCGTCCATGAGCGCTATTGCTTTCAGGATCGTGGTCGGTGAGAGTGGCCAGAGCCTGCTGGAACTTGGGTGGTACTGGCAGGCCGAGGACTGTGGCGTTTTCAATCAGGGAGATGCCTTCGTTGGCGATGTAGAAGAAGATCACCGCACCGCGAAGCACCCCCACCCCACCAAGCACATGGGTATCCATCAACTGGGCTAGGGCAACGAAGGCGAGGATGAGCATCTTGCCAAACAGCCCCTTAAACCCAACCGCGCTAGAAAGGCGGCGGGTGGCGATGGCTGCCATCACGCCGGAGATGTAGTCGGCAGTGATGAACGCGAGCAGGGTGTAGAGCAGAGCATCGGGAGTGCCAAACACCCAACCAGCCCCCGCCCCGATGGCAGTGGCGATGGTGCGTAGATAGTGGTCTAGTGGCATGAGAAATCAGTTCCTTCCAAGAAATGGGTAAGCGAAAGCCCCGAGGCTTATTTGCCGTCGGGGCTTGGTGGGATTGTCAGGGTGTGGGTTTCGGGCTCCACCAGAGGCGGTGGAGGCTCTGCCTGCTGTGGCGTTAGTGGCTGAGCGACCACAGGCTCTGGCGGGGTGGGATCAATATCCATCAGGCACCCTCCTTGACAGTGGCTTGCTCGAGCGCGTCGCAGAGCAGGTCATAGGCGGTGGCATCAGGTCCTTTGAAGGTTCCCGGGTAATCTGCCAGTGCTTTGGCCAAGACCCGGTATTGCTCCTCATACAAGGACGGGACAGCAACCGTCTCGTTCATCAGCGCCCCATGTTCGCCTGCGAACTCGCTGGACTGACTGGGGTCTTTGAGGGTGAAGCCGCCGGCCTCATCCAGGACAATCTCGCCAGTTTCGTCGAGGGTGGCGTATTGGCGGGCTAGCTCCACCTCACTAGCACCCAAAGCTTCAAGGTGGGTAAGCAAGGCAGTGTGGAGTTTAGTTCTAGCCCGTGATGCCGCTCCAGCAAGCTCTAGCCCATCAAGCAGGCCGGTAACGGCAGGGAGGGTGTGGTTGGGGATTTTCAGTGTTGGCATGGATGCTCCTTTAGGTTGGTTAGCTGAGGTTGGTGGATATAGTGGATAGGCCGGTGTTTGGGTAGGAGGTCCAAGAAACATTGGATCCCCCGATACGGTGAATCTCTTGGACCCAACCTTTGTTGAAGTAGCCGATCAAACTGTTGACGCGGCTGATGACTTCGGTGAGGCGTTTGGTTATTTGGGTGACCGAGTAGATGTAGTTGTCGCTGACCAAAAACAAGGCTCCGCTGGAGAAGGCAACTTGGGAGCGAGTGTTCTCGCTACACCAAGCCGGCAAGAGAGTGCGGTTAATCGAGGAGTCAACCAACTTGATGCCACGCTTGGTTGTTGTCATCACCTTGTTGCCACCCAGGTGCAAATCCACACCCAAATGCAAACCCCTAGAGCCCATCACTGAGCCTTTCGGGTCAAGGGTGAGGAGCACGAAGTGGTCATTAGAGCCAGCCCCATACGTCCAAGCCGCATAGGAGGCATCCTTAGAGAGCATGGTGTTCAGGCCCTTAACATGCTCGGGCTGGTTTTTGAACCCGGCCTCGCCCATCTGCCCAATGTACTTCGACCCGTAGTAAAACTGCAAACCCAAACTGGAGACTTTGCCCGTCAGGGTATTGCCGTCATACCAGCGGATCTCCGTAGGGCTAATACGGATTGAAGATGACCATCCGGCTAGGCCAACTTGGATGGCATTCGTTGCGAGCTTGTCAGCCGTAATACTCCTGGCCCCAATCCGGCCCGCAGACAGCGTGCCGGTGGTGATCTTGCCAGCATCCAAGGAAGCGATCTTCGCGCTCGTGATCGCGGCATCCTTGATCATGGCGTTGGTGATGAACCCATTACGGATGGTGAGCTTCTCCGATGTGATACTGCCGGTTCTAATCCGAGCAGCGTCGAGGTAGCCTGTGCGGATTTTGCCCGCATCCAGGAAGGCGATTTTCGCGCTGTCGATCGAAGCGTCTTTGATCATCGCCCCCGTGATTACTGCCTGGTCAATGGTGGTTTGACCGGTGATGTGAACCTTGGCCCCGTCGATGAGGATGCCCTCACGCGAGATGTTGATTTGGTTGATGACCTTCTCTTTTTCCACCCTTAGGTTCACAGCATCAGAAAGTTGGGTGATAGAAGATCTGGCCCCTTGGATGAGGCTGCCGACTACTACCTGGTAGTCCTCTAAGTGCTGGGCGTTCTCGGCTGCTTTATCAACTGCTTCTTGAGCTTTAACAGTAGCGAGTTTTGTTTCTCTTGCTACTTGCCGCACACGAGCTTTAGCTTCACTACCAGACTTAGCTGCCTCATCAGCCACCCCCTTTACCTGGGAAACCACTACTTCAGCCTCATCAAGACGCCACTTAGCTCCCTCCCACGTCAAATCCGTCGAGATGGGATACCAGTCGTAACGATTGTTTACCTGTTTGTAGATCCAAATCTCCTGCTTCTCACCATTCGTCTTAAACCACACGTCACCCGGGCGCGGATCCTTAGGGATATCGGTGCCGTAGTGGTTACGGTTTTTACCATTCGCCGCCACCAACGCACTATCGGCTTTCCCACCAGCAGCACTAGCCGCATCAAAGGCCTGGTCCGCCCGCGCCATAGCATTACCCGCCACGGTGCCAATAGCCCCGGCCTGGGCAGAGGCATCAAGGGCCGCACCCATCGCGCCAGAAGCAAGGTTGACCGCGCGGGCGGATTGGCTTGTGATTCGCGGGGTGAAGGAACCCAGCGTCACCTGCGCATATCCGTTGGTGAGGGGGTTGTATTGGTAGGCCACCACCCGCGCCGACACATCCACACCAGCATCCAGGTCCTTGACCGTGACCACGTCACCGATTGCCACACTCTCCAAAGCACGCAAATGCTGATATTCTCGTGTAGAAGCGAGGTCAACTAGGTTCACTGTCCAGGTTCGGGTTGGCTCATCAACGCGGTGGAGGGTGAACTGTTCCTTGGCTGCCCGTCGTAGTGCTGTTTCGGCCTGTTTTGGTGGTAGTGCGTCCTCAGCGGTGGCTCCGTTTGGGGTGGCGGTGGATTTGATGTGATCAAACTTCACCACCGCAATACGGGGGTGAGGGTATTGGCCAAGTTTTCTCGAGTCGACCCATTTCTCCGGAAGCATCAGGCCATCAAACCCCACCGGCACGATGCGGGTGACCACGGTTGAGTAGTCCACTGACGCGGTCATGGACAGCAGGTTCTTACCTGCCCGGATTTGCACCCCGTTATCCGCCCCGCGCCTGGCAACTAAAGAGAGGTGGGTGTTGTTGCGGATCAGCTCCCCACCCCAGCGGTTCACGATCCCGTTATCAAGGTCGGGGTCCATCAGGACTGATGCCACAGACACCCTAACGAGGCGGGCTGAGGCACGAGTACTCAGGTTGCTGGTTGCGGTAAAGGGGTGCTTGAACTGCGCCCCAGCAAGGACGCGGTTCAAAGCACCGTTGGCGTCTTCGTTTATGAGGTTGGTATCCATCAAAAGGTTTGCAGCCAAGTCATAGAACACATGCTGCGCCGTCACATGCACCTGGTGATGCTCGCTGGTCTGGAGGTGGTGGATGCGGAAAAACTGGCCCCCAAGTACTGGTGCTGGGCAGCGCACCAAGTTCCCCACCTGCAAGGATGAGGATCCTTTGGCTGTGAGTGGGTAGTCGAACTCCAGGCAGAAAGCGCCACCGAGTTCTTCAGTCACAATCGGGTTGATGATCTGGGCGTCCAATACTGCTAGGCCGTTGTCTGTCGTGACATCTGTCTTGGGGATCGCGTTTGCGGGGTGTGTGGTGATCATTGGTTCCTCCAGCCAGGCTCGATGACGAGCCGCTCAATACCGGCATCGATAACAACCTTGTTCAATCCAGGAGACAGGTACGGGAAACCACCTCGCATGTACTGGTTTTGCGCCACCAGTCCCTTCCGACACTCCATGAGAGAACTGTCGACAGTCAGGGAGTCAGCGTGGATGGTCAAATCAACGCGCGTCGTTCCCATCACGAAAAACACCGAACCAGACCCATAAACCGTCACAACGGGCCTGGAGTAAACATTCCCTGGATTGATGATCGTCCCAGTCTTGGTCAATGTCACCGGAGCGACCCCCGCCAAGTAAGCAAATGGGTCACAGGTGAGGGTGGCTTGGAACTGACCCATCAAAGGCGAAAGTCGGGTTAACTCACTCAGGGTGGCATTTTTGATCTGGTAGAAGACGGTGGGGTCGTGGCGGAAAGCAATCCGCTTCGCGTTCGACAACGCGGTGATGGCTTTGCGCCACGCCCCCATCACATCACCAGAGCGGATGATCAGGTCGAGGGTGATAACCCGATCATTCCACCCTTGCTCGCGGGTCAACGTGCCTTCGCGCCCTGGCACCACAATCTGCTCCACCACCCGCACCGCCGGACTCATCTTCACCGGAGCCGCCAGGTGGAGGCCTAGGTCGCGTCTGGCATGGATGGTTCCATCCAACGTGAACATGCCCCTCTCCTTTCTAAATAGTGAGTGATGGGTTTCGGCGAGCTAGACCGGCTAGGCCTTGGTCGATGCGGGGCGCGAGGCGACCAACCAGAGTGCCGTCATCCAGTACCACCCGAATATCCATGCCCCGTAGTAGTGCGGGCACGACCTCCTCCACTACAGACCGCACTCCATCAGCCGACAGGCCGGCAGGCGTTGAGGATGACAGGCTCGAAGTACTCACGCCTTCAGCCATCTGATCTAAAGCAGCGAACTGGGCCTGGGTCTTGACATCCACTGGGACGTCCAGACCCTCGGTGAGGTCGGCGAACGCGGCGTCGATATCAGCAGCCATCTCGTTGGCGGCTTTGGTGGCGCGCCCTGCGTTGTCGTCGATACCGGCGGCGAGGCCTCGTGCGAGCATTTCACCGGCCCACGCCATCTTCCTAGACGGGGAATGAATCCCGAAGAATGACGTAATCCCGTCCCAAATACTTGAGGCCCATGAGGACACCTGGTTCCATAGCCATCCGGCGAGGCCTTGGATGCCGTTCCACAAGCCCCGCACCAAATTCCCACCCACACTCACCATCTGACTTACGCCCTGCCCAAACGCCGAGACAATCCCCGAAACAATCTGTGGGATCGCAGAGACGATTGTGCTGATGATGGTAGGCAGATTACGAATAAGCGCAGTCAGTAGGGTGACGCCCATCATCATCAGCTGTGGAATATGAGCGCTAATCGCGTTCAACACCGAGCTGATGATTCTGGGGATGGCGGAAACAATAGTGGCGATGATCGTCGGAAGAGCCTCCACCAGTGCGACGAACAGTTCGATGCCAGCATCAATGAGCAGCGGCAACGCCCCGAGGACCGCGTTGATGATGGCGTCAATAATCTCCGGCAATACTGCCACGATCGTTTCGATAATCGTTGGTAGGGCTTCGACCAGACTGGTGAGTAGGGTGATTCCTGCTTCGATGATCTGCGGGATCGCACCCACCAAAAACTCCAGCAGTGACTCAATGAGTGCTGGTAGTGCTTCGATGAGCACGGGGATGGCTTCGATGATGCCTTGGGCTAAACCGGTCACCAACTGCAGAGCAGCATCAAGCAGCAACGGCAGGTTGTCGATGAGTGCTTGGACGATTCCGACGATTGCGGCAATAGCCGCCGGAATCAACTCCGGCAGCGCCTGGCCGATACCGGATGCCAACGTGGCGACCATGGTGGCAGCCGCCGTCGTCAGCTCCGGCAACAACTCCAAGATTCCTTGGACGAGGGCGATGAGTAGTCCGGTTGCGGCCTCGGTAATCGCAGGCAAAGCCTGAATCAAACCATCAGCCAGGCTGGTGACAATCCGCAACGCAGCATCCAAAAACGCAGGCAACTGCTCGCTGATGAAGGCGAGGGCTTCTTGGATGACCTGCCCAAGGGCGGTAATCAGCCCATCCACACCATCCTTCTCAAACGCCTCAGACAGTGCGCTTACCCAGCCGTTGACCATCGGCATCACCGAGCCTGAGAGCATTTCGGTCAGCCCACCAGCCAACTGGCCCTTCAAATTGGCGACGCCATCTTGGAGTGTGGAGAGTTGTCCGTTGAAGGTTTTGGACTGATTCTCCATAGCCCCATAAAACCGGCCACCCTCAGCCGTAGCACTCTCGAAGGCCTGGGCGACCATCTCAGCGCTGATAGCGCCCTTACTCATCTCATCCTTGAGCTCACCGATGCTTTTGCCGGTCTTGCGGGAGATTTCTTCGAGGGGGTTGAAGCCGGCGTTGATCATCTGCATCAAATCCTGGCCCGTCAGTTTCCCTGCGGATGAGACCTGAGCAAACGCCAAAGACAAAGAACTAAATTTTTCTTTGTCGCCTTGGGCCACATCCCCAAGCATCCCCATGTACTTCTGCGCATCATTGGCGCTGATACCAAAGGACATGAGGGTGCGGGTCGCATCAGCCAAATCCTGCATACCGTATGGCGTGGAGGCAGCTTTGGCTTTGAGGTCGGCGACGAGTTTGTGGGCCTTGGCCTCATCCCCAAGCATCGTGGTGAACGAGGCCGTGTAGGACTCCATGGTCGCGTTGTACTGGACGCCATCTTTCATCGCGTCCACGAACCCACGCCCCACGGCTTTGATAGCACTGCCGATGGCTTTGACCCCGGCGACGATGGCCTCACTGGCGAGGTTGGCTTTGAGTACGTCGCCGAAGGAGAGGGCTTTCTTGCCGGTGCCGTCGAGTTCGCTCCCTAGGCCATCAACAGAGTGCTCAAGCTTGTCAGTGTCTTTGGCTGCGTCCCTAGCGTCGTCCCCAGCATTATCAGCGTTATCCCCGAAGGAGCTGAGGGCTTTGTTGTTGTCCTCCAACTCGCCTTCAAGGTCAGCCAACGCCGCCTTCGCATTATTCAACTGGGTCTGCCAGGCCAGGGTGCGCCGGTCAGTCTCCCCGAAGTTCGTCGCAGCGTTTTTCAAGGCTGCTTCGAGGGTGTTGATCTTGTCCTTCTGAGCGCTGATTTGCTCAGCCAGAACTTTGCCTTTAGCGGCGTACTTGGCTTGGGCATCATCAGAGCGTTTGAACTGGGCATCCACCAGCTTCATCTCAGAGCCGAGTACGCGGAAGGACGCGTTGATCTCAGTGATCGCCTTCTTGAACTCCCGCTCACCCTGGAGCGCGATCTTCAGTCCAAAATCTTCAGCCATGAGGGGTTCCTTATGTGGTAAAGCGTGGATAATGGAGATGGAATTTCAAAATGGCTAGTCAGCTGACGTTCCCGCATAATGACAAGAGCCATTTCAGTTTGAACAAGGAGAGTTCCTGATGGGTTTTTGGTCTCGACTACTCAGCTTGGAAAATCCTGATACGGTCGATAAATCAATGAAAAATATCCCCATAAGGGGTGAAATCGGATACTACGGTCTTGAGGATTGGTGGTTACATGAACTTAATGAGTCAGAACGAAAGCTCATCATCAATACCTACAAACCAATGGGTACATCTAATTCAAAATCCACACTCTTAATGAATGAAGTAAAGTCATCGCAAACTACTGCATTTTGGTTGTCAGTTTTAGCTGGATGGTTTAAGCCGAACGACCCCGAGCAGTCTAGATTGATCCTGAAGATTGCTGATAAAGCTTGGCAAGTTAAGGATGACCTATCACCAGCGACCGGAGACGACGCGATTTTTTCAAAGCATCTAGCCCTTGGGGCCTTGGCAGAAATTTATTATCGTTTTCGTGAAAATCCACTACTTCTTGAACGTTGCATAGCTGCCGCTCGGATGCAAGTAGAAATGCAGTCAGAGGCAATGAAAGCCCACATTAGGCAAGAAAAGCGTCTTGCCGCACCTGGAAAGAAAAACCAACCAATTATTTATCCCAGTCACAAAGGGTTCAAAAGGCTGGCAATTATTCTTGAAAAAGAAAAACGCTATGAAGACGCCCTTGAACTGCTGGAGGAAGCTGCAACTAGTAAATGGGATGGCGATTGGGATAAACGAATCGAGCGAATCAAAAAGAAAGCTCGCTCCCAAAAATGTTGAAAATCATCTAAATCCCGTATGGGATAACGTCGTCAATAAACGTTTCCCGCACAGGGGTCGCGGTGCCGGTGTGTTGGCGGTGGCATTCGATCAGGTCAAGTAGTAGGCCGAGGGGCATGTGCCAGGTTTCCGCCTGCCCCAAACCCAGGACAGTTACGCCCCAGTGGAGCAGGCGGATGAACGTGGCCTCATCACTGTCTGCTACTCGGCCTGCTGGTCTTTTCCCACCGGTTCCTGGGAGACAACCTCACGCCTGGTGCCGTTCACCAAAGCGGCCGTGATGGCCTCACGGTAGCCAGCCAAATCAGCCGGACACGTCAGCAACTCAACCAGGTCTTCGGTGAGCAACTCCTGCTTGTCCTCAGGATGGGCAAAGTTGTGGATTTGGATGCCCTGGTTAGCCAGCAGGGTGACGATCCAGATGATCTCACCCAAGGCTTGGTCCATATCCTCACCCGTGAGGAGTTTTTCACCGAGCTGGTCTAGTCCGCCGTAGCGGGCCGCGATCTTACGTGTCGCCCCCGTCGAGAGGACGAGGGTGTACTCACGGCCTGCGATGGTCACAGAAGCGGTGCGGCCATCGAGTGCGGGGTTTTCCATGGTCAAGGTTTCGCTACTCATGATTCAGTCTTCTCCTTCCTGCCTCAGGCGCCCTTGGGGGTGATGGTGGGTTCGTAAACCTTCTTGTACCAATCCGTAATCGTCTGGGCCTTGACTCCATCGGCTCCTTCGGTGACTTCGGCCTTCCACGGGTGCAGGCCGTTCTTCTCCGCCTTGTTACGCCGCATGATCGTCCCCTCAATCGAAGGGGTCGCAAAACTAATGCTGTCGCCCTTGGTGTTCAGGGATGTGGCGGGCGGTGCGAACTTGACCCGATAGAGCCAAAAGTACGTGTACTTACCGTTGGAGCGGCGGGCGCGGAAAGAGATAGCGACCGGCTTGGCCCCATCCTCACTTGTGGCGACCAGGACCTTATTGTCATCGAGGGTGCAGCCGGTCAATTCCGCTGCGACCTCGGGCTTGAGATCATCAATGCCCAGGGTGAGGGTGCCGGATTTGAACTCCTTGACCACCTCTGATGCACCGTCGTCGGCGTAGAGGATGGCCTCTGCTAGTTCGACAGACAACTCTGCGGAGATTGCTTTGGCTAGGGGCTTGGGAGTGGCGTAGGTTTCCTCACCACTCTCGTTTTCGGTGATGGTTGCGTAGTAAAGCTTGTCAAGACCAATCGTGGCCATGGCGATGTCCTCCTTCAAAGACAAATGCGGGTGGATATGAAAAGACCCCCAGACTTAGTGGGGGTCTACTGCGAGGGCGACTTCGATGACGTAATGGTGGTAACCGGCCTCTGGGTCATGCCCGATGTAGCGGCGCTCGGTAATCGTCAGGCCGGCGTTGCGGAGCATTGGTGGGATGTTGGTGGCGTGCAGTTTGTAACTGCCGGTAGTGAAAATGTTGACCCGCACGTACTGGATCTCCACACCAGGCGCGTTGTCTGCGTGCAGGTCATACACATCGGCCAAGGGTGTTAAGACGATGTAGTTGCCTACCTGTTGGGGTGGGAAAGAACCGGTGAACACTGGCATGCCAAGCCCGTTAAACAACCGCATCAGCAACTCAAGGCACTCCATTTACCTCACCCGCCTTTCATCCGGTTGTGCAGGACTTGTTTCATCGCTTCTAAGCAGGCACGGCGAGATGAGGCTCTGGCTGGGCGCAGGAATGGGCGTGGCGTTTGCCCGGCCTTGCCGTATTCGAGGACATTGGCGATCAGGGCGTTCGGCCTATCATCCCTGCGGTTCTCGGTGAAGCCGACTTTCACATTGTGATCACCCCGCCTATCCACCCTCGCCGGAGACAAACCGAGCGCACCAAGGAGTTGGCCGGTAGAGCGAGACTTGCCCTTCGTGCCAGAACCGATTGCGGCACTCAGGTTGCCTCTTACTTTAGCTTCGACTACGCGGCCGCCGGCAGTGACAGCCTCTTCGGCGATGTCGGGCATTGCTGTGGTGATGTGTGCGAATTGTTCCAACGTTTTGGTGGGCATTTTGATGCTGCTTTTAGCCACGGTGCACCTCCTTGCGTAGGAACAGGATGAGGTAGCGGCCTCGGTTTTTCACGTTCTCAATCCCCATGATCGTGAACGTGTTTCGTTCGATGAACACCTGCCCTCCGACCACTGGGGTGAACCCCTTGGGGGTGCGGATGGTTGCCATGGCATCGACTTGGTGAAAACCAGCAAGGTTCGCCCACCTAGTCGTAGCAGAACGCTCCTCAAACGCCCCACGCCACTCATGACCACTGCGCGAAGCCGGGCGGGCAAACCCCTCCCTATCGGCAATCATCTGCGAATCCAAGAAAAGCATGCGCGTACTTAAACGACCAACACCCATCACCACTCACCTCCCTCTTTTTTAGACTTTCCAATCGCGATCCAGAATCAGTAGCCGGTTGACGGTCTCCCACACCCGGGCGGCGGCATGCGTGTTATCAGCGAAAAACCCGCCGGTCGAGCCGTCCCTGGATTCGTAGAAGTGGGTGGCCAGCATGATCACCGCACGGTATGTCGACTCCGACAACGGGTGATGCTCGTAGTGGCCTGGGGGCAGGTGCTGGTAGGAGGTGGCGTAATCCAATCCCGCCTGAATCAGTTCACCCAGCAACTCATCATCCTGGGAATGCTCAAGCACCAGATTGGCCTTGAGCGCCGACAGGAACTCGCCTTGGTTAAACATGCGTGACATGGCTTTACGCCACCTCCCCTCCAACAACTGGCAGTGGGTTACTGCTTCTGAACAAGGACCTTGACGGCTTCAGGCAGAATCAACTTGCCATCCACGCGTTGGGTTGCCATGAACCCCACCTGACCAGTGGTCGCAAACAACTCGTTCAAACGCTTGAAAGAGCGGCCCGCACGGTCAGCAATCCAGTAGTAGGACAGGTCACCGAAGGCCACGGTCTTTGCCCCGGCCTTAATCTCCGGCACAAAGCTGGAGGTATAAATGGGGCGGCCTAGAATCATGTCCGGGGAACCTGCAGTCAAAGCGGGCTGCCACAGGTACTGGCCCTGATTGTCCTTCAGCTTCCGGATGGCTTTGACTGTGGAGTCGTTGGTCAGCCACACGGCGTTCTTCCGATACGGGCTACGCAGCGCATAGAACAAATCGATGAGTTCGTCTGCGGTGATCGCGGTCTGGCCGGCAGCCTTCAGGCCCTCCTGTGCACCATCAGTCTTGTGGAAGATACCGGTGGGCTTATTAGACCCATCCCCAACAAGGAACGCCTCTTCTTCAGCAGCGCCGATCCTGCGCCCGAACTCGTTTGCCAGGTAGGCCTCGATGTTGAACGCAGAGTCAGCCAAGAGCTCTTCACTGACCTTGATGAAGGTGGAGAGTTTATAAGCCCCCAGCGTGACTTGCTTGAAAGCCTCATCAGACTCGGTGACTGCTGCCCCTTCATCGAGCCAGTTAGCCTTCCCGTGGGTCGCCACGACAGGGATCTTACGATCACCCGATGTGGTGGTAATCCGCTTAGCCAGAGAACGAATAATGTTCTCCTCGTTGAGCGCTTCGACCAAAGTGCGTTCGAACTCGTCCGGTACTAGGTAGCCGCCTTCAGTGTCAGCACCTTCCTTCAAGGCGTTGCGTACTTCGAAGGGGTTGGTGGCCATGCGCATGGCGTTCCAAAAGTTCTCGCGGTATTCATCCGTAGCCCGGAACGGCACATGTTTATGCCCCTCAGGAGCCACGGACCCAGGGGTCATCGCCAAAGGCGCGGCCACCGGCTTAGAGAGCTGGGCGTCAAGCTCGGCGGCGCGTTCAGCGCGCGCGATCTCACGACCGAAGGCTTCGATTTCGGCTTCCATACGAGCGTAAGTCTCATCATCCTCAGCCGTCAGGATCCCGTTATTGGCGCTTTGGCGTTCAGTGAGGAAGGCCTTGGCTTTCTCCCAAGTCTCGGCACGCCGGGTTCGCAAATCGTTGATAGTGGTAGTCATGGTTGTATGTGTCCTTTCAAAACACGAAGGGTGGGTATAAGAAAAGCCCCGGCGCATCGGGCGCTAGGGCTTCAAGGAATCAAGGGCGGTCAAGAGATCTGATACCTGCCTGCCAGAGGGCGGAGGGTCCGTCTCCGGTTGCTTCTGGTTGATGGCATCCAACAGGCTGTTGGTGACAGCGCGGCGGGAAAACACCATCGCTGACCTGTCCGCATCTGGCTGCGCGGCTGTAAACGGGGAGCCAGGAGTGATTAGTCCGTCTGCGAAACCCAGCTCAATGGCTTTGTTCGCGTCCATCCAGGTCTCCGCATCCATCAACTCCGACAACTCTGTACGGTTCATGTCCGTTTTGATCTCGTAAGCATTGAGGATGGATTCTTTGACCTCAGCAAGCATGGATACTGCTCGGAGCATTTCCTCGCTATCGCCGATCGCGGCGGTCATGGGGTTGTGAATCATCAACATCGCCACCGGCGACATCAACACTTCACTCCCAGCCATCGCAATCACACTGGCGGCTGATGCGGCGAGGCCGTCGATTTTCACGGTGACGTGTCCTGGGTAGTCCATGAGCATCGAATAAATCTCGGCAGCCGCTACTACATCCCCACCTGGGCTGTTGATCCACACGATAATGTCGCCGCTGCCGCTCATGAGTTCATCGCGAAATTGCTGAGGTGTGGTTTCGTCCCCGAACCAAGACTCCGGCGCAATCGGCCCACGCAGCTCTAGCACGCGCTTACCATCCGGGCTGGTGGTGTAATCCCAAAAACGCCTGGCATTATTCAAGGTTTTCAGTGTGGGGTCGACTCTCATCGTCGCCGTCATCTGCATCCTCCTCGCTTTCACTATTGATGTCGTTTTCTTGTGCTGGTTGGGTGTCCCGCATCTGGCGGTGCGTGTAGTAACTACCCGCCTGGTTGAGCGGGAGCATGTTGCCGTTGACCAGATACAAGTCCCCGCCATCCTCAGTTGGGATGAGGTCGAGGTTTTCGAGTTGGCGGATGTCGTTGGCGCTCATCCACCCGTTCTGCCGAGCGACCGCATACCCCTGCATCCGGCTCGCGTAATCCCCGCGCAACAGGCCCTCGAGGTTGAAGGCGATTGAGTACTTCTCCCGGTCAGCCCCGGCGAGGAGTGTTTTGGTGAGGGCTTGTTCCCACCTGATCACCCAGGGGTCAAGGGTGTATTTCACGAACTCGAGCGACTGTTGCTCAATGTTGGAGAAGGATGACTTTTCGAGGTCTCCGACCATGTGCGGAGGCACCCTAAAGATTCTCGCGATTTCGTTGATCTGGAACTTGCGGGTCTCCAAGAACTGCGCCTGCTCCGGCGAAATGCCGATAGGCGTGTACTTCATCCCCTCCTCGAGCACCGCGATCTTGCCCGCATTCTCGCTGCCGCCGAAGGTGGACTGCCATGATTCGCGCACCCTTGCTGGGTCACGAATCGTGCCCGGATGCTCAAGCACCCCACCGGGCGCGGCACCGTTGGCAAAGAACCTCGCCCCGTATTCTTCACAGGCCAGCCCCATGCCAATCGCGTTACGGGCCATCTGAATCGGGCTGTAACCAACCAGCCCATCAAAACCGAGCCCGGGAATATGGAGGACGTCGGCTGGGGATAAAACAACCACCGGCGGCTTACCGGTGGTTTGAGGACGATAGGTGTAACGCAATAGGCCCGTGTCCGGATCCCTATCGACAATCATCTGCGATGGTAGTAGCGGGTATAGGCCGATGACCTCACCGCGCCCGTTCCTGATGACTTGGGCATAAGCGTTACCCCACAGCAGCAGGTGGGTCATGAGGGTCTCGCGGAACACAAACGAGGTCATCTCCGCGTTCGGCTCATCATGGAGCACCCGATACAACGGATGGGTGGTCGCTCGTTCGTTGCCACCCGTGCTGCCTTCGCGCTGCTGGTACAAGTGCAGCGGTAGGGATGCGACGGCCTCAGCCAGGATGCGCACGCAGGCGTAGACGGCAGTCATCTGCATAGCCGAGCGCTCCGTCACCGTCTTACCGCTACTAGTTGGAGATGCGAAGAACTCAGTATTGGTCAACGACCAACTGTTTGTCGGTTCGGGTGGTTTGAGGCCGAGCCAGGATAGGAAGCCCATGCGTTTGTTCCTTTCAGGGAGGACAATGGAAAAAGGAAGCAGCGTGTTTTAGAGAGGTGGTAAGTCTGCTGTGGTGGCTGGTAGGAGCCGTACTTGTGTTGTTCCTTTGGCATGAGGTCGAGGAATAACGAGTTTTGCTGCCATGGCTACACCGCAACCGTGAACACCTGCTCGCACTGATGAAGAATCTGAGGCTCCAACCGGTAGCGTTCACACGGATCGCCCTTGAAGAGTTGACGCTCTTGAGCGTGATCGCACTGTTTTTGCCGCCGGTGTGGTTTACAGCCGCCACGATTGCTTACGGATTTCACCTAGCCGTTCATTGCGTCCAGATGCTTGTGACCTACCAGCGTGGCTGCTTCCTGCCTCAGTGGTCAGCCCCCATCCAGTTGCCGATCGTGGCACTACTGATATGGGGCATGTCCCATCACCACAGCAGCGGTCTGCTGACCGCCAGCCTCATCATGATCGGCGTCATGGTACTGAACCTGGTGCTCATGCATGCTCTGACCGTCCGCCTACAACAGCAGTAGCCCGCGCCTGTCGTAGACCGACTCGCTGGCTGGGCCTACTCCGCATCTGATGGCTCTGTCTAGGCCCATGATGGTGACGACAACGCCGTCAATCTTCTCAGTGGATTTTTCTTTGTCGGGTTTGATGTTGCCAGCTGGGCGTCAGTGCATACATAAAAATTTACAACAGATATTATTGCTATAAGGGTAGTTATTTCACTAGCAGTGTTCAGCGTAAGTATTAGAAGATTTACTCCCATTAGACGCTGGTCAAGATAGGTTTAATACCGCGGACAGTATACACATATGTGAATACGCAAACAGTCCACAAACAGGCCGTAAAAATAGCGGCATAGATTAGGGTTGATTCGAAATAATGTAGCGCGCCACTTGGCATCCAATACAACATACCGCTCGACTGTCCCAGCCAATAAAGTACCACCCACACCGGCAAACTTAGCCGCCCGTATTTGTGCCCAATTAGGGCTATGGTAAGCATCGTCAAGCTTAGGATAATAATCCCTTGTAGGCCGCTAAACATCTGAAACCCGACGCCATGTGAGAAGAATTCTTTATCAAATACCACCTGGCCGGGACGAAATTTAAATCTGGGAGCACTCCAGATACTCCACATCACCCCGAGCGGAGATACCAACAAAATCAGAACAGAAATAAACAAAATTTCGGTGAAAGCTCGCAGTCGCATTGGGCGAGGGCTATTCAACTCCACCCAGGGCATTCGCGGCAAAAAACAAAGCAAAGCTACCCATGTGAACACCAATACTGCGATGGTAGACGGCTTCACGGCAACAACAAAACCTGATGAGGGCAGATAAAATATAACCCCTACTAGGTGCGCCACGTAAACAGCTAATACCCATGCGCATACACTAACAATCACCGGATAGAGAAAGCCAGGTCTTGGTTTCATCTACTCAATCCCTTACCTGAAATTTTCCTTACTTAACTTGCAGGTGGCGATGGAGTCTCGATGCTTAAGTAACCATTGCTGATATTCGGCTGTGGACAATTTAGTCAGGAAGGCCAGTTGAGGGCTTGCATCAGCCGAAATCGTGTGTTCGCTTTCCTGCCCAGTTTCCTCGTTGACACCATAAACGAGATCCATCGGCAGCTTCGCACGCAACAGCAGGGAATTTCGCAAATCGTCATAAAACTGAGCTTGATTTGAGCAAGCATCGCTATGCCCGCCACTTGCGAAAATGTTGTAGGCAATATTGCTAAAAGTCACCTGCTCCCATTCTTGGCGAGTTTTGAAGTTACCAGGATTTTGCAGAGTAAGCGGGCCAATAATCGCACCTTCAGCAAAACCGATTGGGGTTTTAGGGTCAACCCAAGCGTTGGGTAACTGTGCAAATAATTGCTGGAAATGCTCCTTCAAACTAGGTATTAGTGTTGCTTGGGCAATAGGCAAGCACAAACGATACTCGCCTATTACCTCACACTTTTGACGATCGTCCTCGTACTTGGTTAGTACCGGAGACATCAAAATGCTGGACGCAAACACAAGCGCAGGCGCCAGAAGATATACTAAACCGACAATGGCAAAGCTCCTCCGCCCCGTAAGCGCATAAGAATTGAAACGCATCAGCGCATACACCCCGCAAACACTTAGCAGAACGAAGTAAACCAAACGAATCAGCTCAGTGGACATCACAAAATCAGTGGGGTAACTTACTAGGCTAGTACCCCACATAAACGCTAGCGAGAGGCTCGACTTACCGGTTCCTGCCAATAAAAATACGTTCATAATAACCGGCACAAAAACCACTAACGCAGACAAAAGTGGGGTAAGCACGAGCTTCCACTTCGGCGGCAACAGGTTAGCTAAAACCATCGCCAATGTTGCCGCAGCAAACAACGAGATTATCAAAACAAGAAAAGCTATCAAGTCTATGAGCCTAAACCTCACTGCTGCGCTGCGTACTAACATATAGCCCCAGCCGAGTATAGGTCCAACTACTGCTGCGCCCCATATCGTAAATGCAAAAGGAAGGATTCGACGGGTAGGCGAGAGCACTGTGAGCGGCCCAATCACCACTGACTTTTTACCTTGCGGGTCAAAAAATATGGCAGCTGCCAACCCGATAATCACCACAGGTACGATTAGCTGCTCTTGCAGCTGAGGAATTACCACTCGTAAATCTGGGTTCGGCCAGGTGGGAATGAGTGCCACCGATTGCACCAGACACACCAGAGCTAAAAAGGCAGTCAGACCCAATAGCCACCAGGTTTTTATAGGGAAAATCAGTCCACGCATCAGCCTTAGCCTTTCCCCTACTGCCTATTCGGAATACGCGCCAAAGCCGCCTGATACCCACATTCGAGGATGTTCAACCCTGGTGAAGGGTTGCGCTCGCCCAAAGCATTAAGGTCATCCACTGTACCGTCAAAAGTAATCAGTCCTGAGTTCATCACCAACACACGGCTGGCCACTGCCGCTAAATCCTCTACTAAATGCGTAGAAATCAAAATCACAGATTCACGCGACAATTCAAGCAGAAGGTTACGGATACCGGCCCGTTGTAGCGGATCTAAACCCACCGTCGGCTCGTCCAACAGAGCAACGCGAGGGCGATGCACCAACGCACAGGCAATACCTAGGCGCTGGCGCATCCCACCCGAAAGTGAACGAGCTAACACGTTAGCTTTCCCACCCAAATGGGTAATCTCAAGAATCTCACTAATGGCTCTACCGGCTTCATTCCTATCGATACCATGCGCCCACGCTGCATAAATGAGGTTGCGCTCGACTGTAACAAAATCCATCAAATCGAAATGCTGTGGTAAATAGCCTAGCCGCCGTTTTTCTGAGCGATCCATTCGAGTTAGAGACTTACCATTGATAAGGATTTCGCCTTTCTGCAAAGGTAACATTCCCACCACAGATTTCATCAACGTTGATTTGCCCGCACCGTTAGGTCCCAAAAGCCCGTAAACACCAGGCTCGGCGCGTAGCGAAACCCCTTTTAGTGCATGAAAATTGCGATAGGAAAAATGCAGATTGCGAATTTCAATCATGCGAAATCACGGCCTACAGTTGAATGTCAGGCGAATACTTCACTGCTCCAGTTGAAGACTCAACATAAGTATACACATATGCGCCTTTACCAGCAGTTGAAGTTTTCGCAGAGACATCGAGTTGAATCGTATTTACCGGGCCCTTCTGATTAACTGCCAAGCGAGTGTCTGGCCCCCAGTTGTTAGTCCACATGCTAACCCGGACCCAGTCCACCGTATTGATACACCCATGCCGTCCACCAATACCTTTTACGTAACTACCTGAAATGGTAGGACGGTAACTGTAAAGTTCACAAGGCACATGCGCCCTGCTGCGCTCGGCAGCATTAGCTATTGAAATACCACCCACAGTACCTATAGTCAACGCAGTAATCAATGCAAGTCCCGAGAACTTCCTAATTGCTGAATACTTCATTGTTAGCTCCTTTGCTATTCAAATTAATTGGAAGTATTTGCATTTTCATCATACTTTACATCATCTAATAAATCAATCATGATTAAATACTTTTCATGTTTTCTATATAACCAGCAATCCTCGCTTATCGTAGACGCTCTCGCTGGCTGGCCCGACCCCGCATCTGATTGCTCGGTCTAGCCCCATGATGGTGGCCACGACACCGTCGATTTTCTCGGTGGATTTTTCTTTGTCGGGTTTGATGTTCCCAGCCGGATCTTGGCGGATGAAGATGTTGTCCATCATCCACCGCAAAACCGGATGCCCATCATGAGCCAACTTGCCCTCCAGCACCAGCTTCATTAGCTCTTTGGTTGGTGGGGACATGTCTTTGAAGCCTTGGCCGAACGGGACGACGGTCAGACCCATGGCATCGAGGTTTTGGGTCATTTGGACAGCGCCCCACCTATCGAACGCCACCTCCCGCAAATCAAACTCCTCACTGATTTGCTCGATGGCTTGTTCAATCGCCGCGTAGTGGACGACGTTGCCCTCGGTGAGGTTGAGGTGGCCTTGGCGTGCCCAGAGGTCGTATGGAACCCGATCACGCAAGACACGGCGGTCAATGTTGTCCTCGGGAATCCAAAAGTGCGGGAGGACAAAGTATGGCTCATCAACGTCTTCTGGCGGGAAGACTTGGACGAACGCCGTGATATCCGTGGTGGATGAGAGGTCAAGCCCGCCGTAACAGACCCGGCCCCGCAGTTGGTCTGGGGTGAAATGGCGTTGGCAGTTATCCCAGGCGTGCATGGGCATCCACCGCACGGACTGTTTCACCCACTGGTTCAATCTGAGTTGCCGGAAGGAGTTTTCCTCGGCCGGGTTCTGCTTCGCACTCTCACAGGCGGCCCTCACTTTGTCGATGCCGACCGTGATGCCTAGGGATGGGTTGGCTTTCGCCCAAACGGTTTCGTCGGTCCAGTCATCGTCTTGGCCTGCGCCATAGATGACTGGGTAGAACGTGGGGTCTATCTTCCTGCCCTCAAGGATGTCTTGGGCTTTTTGGTGCGTCTCATAACAAATGCTGTTCGTGTCTGACCCTGCCGTCGTAATCAAGAAGTAGAGGGGTTGGGTGCGGGCGTCGCCGGAGCCTTTGGTCATCACGTCGAAGAGACGGCGGTCGGGCTGGGTGTGCAGCTCGTCAAAGACCACGCCGTGAATGTTGAACCCATGCTTGCTGTAGGCCTCAGCCGAGAGAACTTGGTAGAAGCTGTTGGTGGGCTGGAACACGATGCGCTTTTGACTGGCGAGGATTTTGACGCGGCGGGATAGTGCTGGGCTGTTGCGGACCATGTCGGCTGCGACCTCGAACACGATGGAGGCTTGCTGGCGGTCTGCCGCGCACCCATAGACCTCGGCACGCTCCTCACCATCCCCACACGTGAGCAACAGTGCCACGGCGGCAGCCAGCTCGCTCTTGCCCATCTTTTTGGGGATTTCAACGTAGGCGGTGTTGAACTGCCGGTAACCATCAGCCTTGAGGGTGCCGAACAGGTCACGGATGATCTGCTCTTGCCAATCAATCAGTTCGAAGGGTTTGCCTGCCCAGCGTCCCTTGGTGTGGGTCAGGGCCTGGATGAACGCAACCGCATAATCAGCAGCCCTTTTGTCGTAGTGGGAGCCGTCTGCCATAAACTGGGACGGCTCATAACTGGTAAGGCGACGCATGGCCATGGCGTTGCTCCCTCCCTGGTTTGATGGTTTGCGGCAGTTCTCTGTACGGGAACCGGCTGTACTAATGACGACTGGTAAGTGATGCCATCCCCGCTGTTGGGCATAGAAAAAGCCCCGCGTTCTGCGGAGCATCCATCTGGCGAAAAAGGCCAGGCCCCGGCGCTCGGCTCGGGGTGGCTTGCCTAGGGTTTAGGCGTTGTTGATTGCCCAGGTCAGGGCTTCTGGGTAGGCCTCGGCGCGCATCCGGTTGAAGTCGAACCCGGCCTCGTTCCAGCGGGCGAGCTGGTAGGTACCGCCAGGTTGTTTGGTGTAGATGGCGGGGACTTTGCGCCACCCGGTCGCATTGGCCCAGGTGGTGTAGATCAGCGCGTATTTATCGCCTCCGACTGGGATCCAGACGTTGTCGATGCCGTGGGTTCCCACCCGCCCTGCCTCGTCTTCATCGTTGATGAGTTCTGGGGCGGGGTGGATGACCTTGTTGTCGGCCTCGGTGTAGACCTCGTCGCTTTTGACTACCTGGGTGATGCCTTCGCTGTGTGCGGCGTCGAGGCCGGCTTGGAAGGCTGCTTCCATCAGGCGGCGAAGCGACCCGATGGTCATTTCGGCCCAGTCGAAGCCATCCGAGCCTCTCGATAGGAGCGTGTCGATGCCGGCGTATTCGTCAGCTGTGGCAATCTGCTCGAGGCGGATGCGAAGCTCCCCGGTGCTGATCTCCTTTGTGGTGTTCTTGGTGTTCATCGTGGTTACCCTTTCGGTCTCTTAGGGCTGTTGCCCTGTGGTTTCCTTGTGTAACCATTACCCCTTAGAAACACAGTTATATCCAGTCGGTTTGGCCTTTATTAGCAACGAAAAGTAGCGGTGTACATCTCTAAACCGCTGCCCCGGTTTTGGGTGTAAAAAGACCGCAGCCACCAGGTTTGGGTGGTGCGGTTGCGGGGCGCGGGTTTTAGTTGTTCATGGCCCAGGCGATTGCGCTGCCGTTGTCCGCGAAGTACTCCTCGCTAGCGGCGACCTGTTCAAGGGCGCATTGGCTGGCGGAGCGGGCGTCCTTGCCCCAGCCGGGGATCGGGGCTTCGACCATGCGGTAGGTTTCGGCTTGCCAGCCGTTGTCCTTGCCGCTGAGGTAGCGGTAGGTGGCTACCAGGACGCGGTTCCCGTGTTGGAGGATGATGCGCTGGGCGGTGGTGTCATTCAGGGTCTCCATCGTGGTCTTGGTGGTGTTCATTGTGATTGCCTTTCCTTGCTCCCTGGCGTGTTCCAGGTGTAATCATTAAGGCTTGAATTTCCACACTTATCCAGTTGTTTCCCGCCTGTTTGCAAGGTTTTTCGAGAGGTGTGCATCTCTACTTCGCAGCCATGGTTTGTGCGTGGGCGAAGCCGATGCGGTAGGCATCAATGAGCATGGCACGCAACTCAACCGTGTCGATTTCGAACGGCCCGAGCTCCTCACACCTAGTTGGGGTCAGGGTGATGAGGTCTGGTTCGTAGTCCTCGCAGATAACTTCGAGGGCGCGGATTACTTCAGCGGGTGCTTGGCCCTGTTCGGCGGCATACCAGGCGGTTGCCCACTCGGGCAGTCCCAGGCAGGCCAGGCCCTCAGGCAGCCCACTGTCGGCCTGCATCGGGGCGTATTCGGTGGTCAAGGTTGCGGTGGTCATTGTTGCCTCCAGATTTCTCGGTGGTCAGCAGGTACTGGCCGGTGGTTGTGTCAACAACAATGAACCCTTAGTTTCACAGATATATCCAGTCGGTTTCCCCTGAAATACCAGTTAAAAGTAGCGGTTTGCATCTCTAGCAAAACACTAACCAGCACCCCGGTTTGTGGGCGCTGGTCAGTGGTGCTTTAGAGGAGCGTGTAGGAGTCTTCCCCGGGCACCAGCCCCAGAGTGGAGCCGTTATCCCACGCCACATGCAGCGTCCCTAGGTCATCAACATGGTTGATAGTGCCCTCGCTTCCTGGGGTGAGGGTGGTGTAAGGGTCACTCGTGTCCTCGAGGCGGATCCTGCGCCCAACCAGCGACGCCTTACCAGAGGGTTCATCTTTTGGTGGGGTGCGCCAGGCCGCCGACCCAGCCAGGTCACCCATCAACGTCTTGCGTAGCCCTTTGTGTTCGGGGCCGATGAATCCCAGGCGGAGCAGGAAGCAGCGCATCGCATACCTCGGGTTACTTTCCTCCTTCGCCTTCACTGTCACCCGCTTAGCGTCACGAGCCATGGTGAGCATCGCCCCAATCAACTCGGTGAGGGCATGAGCTTCGGCCGGGGTGCAAGGATGCTGAATCCAGGGCATCCGCACTTCATCCTCAGTGACCTCGATGGGCAGGCCCTCAAGGTCCAGGGCAGCCTGAATCAGCGGACCCTTCGCACTCACCAGAGCCTTAAACCGCTCCAAGGCAGCGTCGGTGAGGGTGGCGCGTGGGATGGTGACTGTGAGCCCATCAGCCACCAGTTGTTCGGTTTCTGTGCCGGTTTCTTTGTCGCTTTTACCTTCGAGCCAGTGGCGTAGGTCGAAGAGGTTGTCTGGGTAGAAGTCATCCTCCCCAAGCAAACCCAGCAGGTCACGCACATCCTTCCTTGAAGGCTGCTTCCCCTCCCACCTGATCGTGCCGTTCCTGCTCACGGTTGCGGGGCCGACTTGGTATTCGTAGCTGGGCGCTCCCAAGTAGCGGGGCTTGGTGTCGTAGAGGGCTTGAAGGTTGGTGACGATTGTGCCGCGTTTACCAGCCGGCAGGTCGTACTCGAAGGTGACGTTCATGGTTGTTCTCCCTTGTGGCTTGTCGGGTTTTTCTGTCAACAACATGAACCCTTAGAAACACAGGTTTATCCAGCCCAAAACCGGCTCAAACGCTAGGAAATGTAGCGGTCTCAAGCACACCCCAACATGAGGCTGCTTGGCTGCCCCGGATAAGCGGTGGCATCACTTATCCGGGGCCATAAAGCCAGCCAGTTCCCACACAGAGAACTACCCCTCACCCTCGCTGTCAGCGTCGGGTTGGGCCTGCTCGAATGAGAGTTCCTGCCCGTCGCGCATGACCTTGATGCCGCTAGTGGCCCCTGCGAGCTCCTTATAGCGGTTGATGATGACATCGGCATACTTCGGGTCAAGCTCAACCAACCTGGCTACGCGCCCGGTCTGCTCCGCCGCCACCAAAGTAGAACCAGACCCGCCAAAGGCATCAAGAACGATCTGATTCGACAGCGAGCTGTTCAAAATGGGGTATACGATGAGTTCCACCGGCTTCATCGTCGGATGGTCCGTGTTCTTGCGGGGCTTATCGAAGCGCCAGATGGTGGATTCTTTGCGTCCGGTGTACCACTGGTGGCGGCCTTTCTTCTTCCACCCAAAAAGCACCGGCTCATGCTGCCACTGATAAGGCGAACGCCCCAGCACAATGGATTGCTTGACCCAGATACAACAACCTGAGAGGTAGAAGCCGGCGTCGTCGAAGGCCTTACGGAACGCATAGCCCCCGGTGTCGGAGTGGAAGACGTAAATGGAGGCGTCATCAGCCATCACACTCGAAACAGCGGTGAAGGCTTTGGTGAGGAAAGCGACGAAGGAGTCGTTATCCATGTGATCGTTCTGGATAGAACCAGCCGAGCCTTGATAGTTGACGTTGTAGGGCGGGTCAGTGACCACCAAGTTCGCCTTCTCATCACCCATCAACGCTTCAAAAGTAGCGGGGTCAGTCGAGTCTCCGACGATGAGGCGGTGGCGGCCGAGCTGCCAGATGTCGCCCGTCTTACTCATGGCGGGTTTGGCCAGTTCTGCCTCAACATCGAAATCATCCTCTTCGATTCCACCGGCCAACTGGTCGCGGAACAGGGCGTCGACTTCAGCTGGATCGAAACCCGTCAGGGTCACATCGAAGTCCTCAGCCTGCAAGTCAGCGATAAGCATGGCGAGTTTAGACTCATCCCACTCACCCTTGACCTTGTTCAAGGCAACGTTGAGCGCCTTCTCCTTCGATTCTTCCAGGTCAACGACGACGCACTCGATTACCTCATGGCCTAGGGCGGTGAGGACTTTGAGACGCTGGTGACCACCCACGACCCGCCCGGTCGCCTCGTTGAAAATGACGGGTTCGACGTAACCGAACTCCTCAACTGACCTCTTCAACTTTTCGAACTCGGGGTCGCCGGGCTGGAGGTCTTTGCGGGGGTTATAGTCCGCCGCTTGAAGTTCAGAGACTGCAATTTTCTTGATGTTCATTACTGCGCCTCCTCAGGATTGGTTTCGCTATGGCGGGCCTTGGCGTGGTTGATGACGTCTTCTTTGAGGTGCCACCGGTCGAACTTTTCTTCCCAACCCGGGTACACACCGTTCACGTGTCCGAAGTGTCCGTAAGCGCTGTAACGGGCAAAGCCGTGGCGGCGCAGGTGGAAGCGGTCGATGATTGCGCCCGGACGCAGACTGTAAAACTCTGTCAGTGCCAGGCGAATGTCCTCATCAGTCACCTCTGGGATGTGCGTGCCGTGGGTGTCGATGTCGAAGGCAACCGGGTCGGCCTTGCCAATCGCGTAACTAATCGAGACTGTGCACCGCTTCGCCAGATGACCCGCAACCACCTGCTTAGCAAGGAAACGCGCCATGTAAGCGCCACTTCGGTCGACCTTGGTCGCATCCTTACCACTAAACGCTCCACCACCATGAGGTGCATGACCCCCGTAGGTGTCGACCATGAGCTTGCGGCCCGTCAGGCCGGTGTCTGCGCCCGGGCCACCCTTGACGAAGCGCCCGGAGGGGTTGACCAGCACAGTGGTGTATTTGAGGGTTTCGATGCCGATCGTCTCTAAGGCAGGGGCAACAATTTTAGAAATGACTTCCCGGCGCAGCTCCTCCAAGTCCTTGGCCGCATCATGCTGGATAGATACCACGACGGTGGGTGCAGTAATCGGCTTGCCATGTTCGTCCACGGTGAGGGTGACTTGGGCTTTGCCATCCGGTCCAATACCAGCAATGGTTCCTTGCTCACGCGCCTGATCTAAGCGCGCACAAATCTCATGCGCAGCAACCAGTGAAGCAGGCAAGAAATCCTTGGTGGCATCAGTGGCATACCCATAGACCGTCCCCTGATCACCCGCACCAAGGTCAGAAAAAGCCCCAGCCTGCTCCACGCCACCCTCGCGGGCCTCTAACGCCCTGTCCACACCACCAGCGATGTCACTGGACTGCTTCGTGACGTTGACACTCACGAGGTATTTCCACGGCTGATAACCGAGCCGGGCTAGGGTCGAGCGCACCACCTGGCGGATTCGCACCCGCCCGTTGCAAGTGATTTGCCCGGCAACGGTGATGAGGTGCTTGGATGCCATAACCTCTACCGCACACCTGGCGTTCGGGTCTTCCCACAGGCAGGCGTCGAGAATCTCATCAGCAATCCGATCACAGAGTTTGTCCGGGTGACCCGCGCAGACCGATTCTGATGTTTCGAGGCGGATGGCGGGTGGGGTGTATGGGGTGAGAGCAGTCGTGGTCATGGCGTGTAATCCTTTGAATCGTCTAGTTGGTGAAAACAGGTAGGCCCCCACCCGCACGGGTGGAGGCCAAAAAAGAATGAAGCGATGGTTTTATCGGCTTTGGAGGAGCCTTTCCATCGGATCCGTTGGGAGGGGCGTGTAGTCAGTGGTGCAGTTGGCTTTGACGATGTCGAAAATCTCGTACCACAACACATTCGCCTGCTTCTGAAACGACTGCGACATAGCCACAAACGGGCTCGCGATCGCAGCCCCAGTGGTTGGGTGTTTGCCGAGCAGACCGAAATCACTGATGGCTTTTTCGCACTGGATGAAGCGGGCGAAAGACTGCGCATAGGCTTCCAGCAGGCGTTTGGAAACAAACTGGGTGCAGCCCTTATCAGCCAGCCACTCCCACGTCTCCCGATAAATCTCATCAGCACCCAAAGGCGAACCATCACGCTGCTGCGCCGCCAAATACGCGCTCGGCTCTGGCATGTCCACGCCAGACAGGAGTGCGCCCTCGTCGATGTCGCTGCCGGTGAAATCGAAGGGCTCAGGCGGAGCATCAACCGAGAGCACCCTCCCGGTGCGGCCATCGGCGAGCCGGTCTGCTAACGGTTCGGGTTTGGATCCTGATCTAACACGGCGTCCGCCGCGATTCGTACCATCCTTCGCCATAAGGAACCTTTCTTTCTATTGCTGTCCTTGGTGTTGGGCCCGATAGAATCTTGGTACTGAACCTGGAGGGGACTAACAAAATCGGAAAGACTGAGCCTCGATAAGACAATTTCGCATTCCTGCGCCCTAACAGAGAGAATATGAGAAACATGGGCATCACTGGTTAACTTCATTGACCCATAACTGCTGACAGAATCTTGCAAGCTCCACGACTCTAAAGGGAAGAAGAACTTTGGGTCGTCGACACCACGGTAAAGTCTGACACGCTCATCCTTCAAAATCTGCTGGGTTGCATTCTGGACTAGACAGGCATGAGACATGAGGACAGAAAATACCCACGCTGATTCTTGTGGATACTTCACGACAAAATCATGAGTTGAGGCTCTGACCAGTTTGCCTTGCTGATTTCGATCTGAAAAAGAATATGCGCAAATGTAAAAAATAAATATTTGTGCGATGGGATCATTTTTTTGTGCGTGCCCATCAGCTGTTCCGGAACCGAAAAACCCAAGCATGATTTTTCTCAAGCACCATTCAACATCCAGGCTGGCGTCTGCGTCACCAAAATTCAAAAAAGTCACTAATTCAGAAACATTCAAATATGATGCGATCTGCCGCAAATGCTCTGCTTCCGCAGAATGGAGCCAACTATCTGCTTTAGTGTGCGCTAATTCGAATATCCGTTTATGCATTTTGACAAGAGGCGGTAGAGATCTATCAAGCACATTCTGAAATTATCAGGGGGCAGCGGGTTAATACCCTGTTTGATTCGGCGTGTTTGTGCGCGAGGGGCCACGCCCGCTGAAACGCTGAACGCCTCCAGAGATCTTGACCGCCCCTCCCCAGCAAGGGGCCAGGGTCAGGCAAGTGCACGCGAGTTATTTGGGGTCTAACGGTTCGGGGGTTGGCGCATTGATGTCAATAAATGACACATGCCCGCCATTGATAATCTGGAGTGTGCCAGGGGTAACTTCACCCCAAATATCCCAGTCAGCACCAACTACACCAGGATCATCTCGATCAACATTTTCCCAGTTCTTATTAGTCCAGGTTAAATAAATATTGTCAGCAATTAGTTGTCCAGGGTAGTCCAAGCACTCATAGACTGGTCTGTCCTTAGGATTTGCTGAGTAAGTATCCATACAGACTTGCTTGCCGTTTTGGTAGAAGTCGACGTGATCATCATGAGTGGTGGAGAATGTCGCTACAAGACGGCCTTCGCGAGGAGGGTGCGTAGCGGGGGTGCGTTTGAATTGTGTGAACCAGACGGCTGCAAGGATCAGGCAGAAGGCGAGTAGTGCTAACACACCCACAACGAGAGAATGTTTTTTATCCCCGAGTGCATGCATTGCCGTATCCTCACCTTCTGCCTGTATCTCCTTCTAGTTTAGCCGAATGGGACGGTTACAGGACGGCAAGCCCAGCCAATCCTTCAAGTAGTGCTCCTTCTGCTGGGATCGCCGTACCACCACTAGCCACAGCACCGGCAACGAACAGTACGGCCAAAGCAACCACAGCAACGCCTACGAGCGCCCCGTCAACACTGACTTCCGGCAGATGAAAATCAGGAGAAGTATGGGGATGGAACGTAACCTCGTAACTAAGTGTCACTGTTACATGTTCACTCAACCCTGATCCTTTCGGCGCAAGCTCAGGGGAAGTCACAGTAATACTCCCGGTGAAATTAGTCGGACCGCTAGAGGTTAACGAAGTGGAGATATTCCCACCCTTGATAGAGGCAGCAATCGATGTGATGCGCTGCGAGAAGTCAAGATTTGTTCCCAAATCCTTGACCTTGAATTTCGCGCTTGCTGAACTAATCGCACTACGTGTACCAGCGGTCAGCGTGCCATCGTTGTTGACTTTGATATCGATTGCATTCGGGTTCGAAGACGTCGTACCGATACCGACGGAAGCAACCATGGATGTCACGATCGTTACATCCCGGCCATTGAAAGTATTTAAGGGAATCTTTTGATCAAACCTCCAATGGATAGTGCTGAGCTGCTCGAAGAGATTTAGTGGTTCCAAGACCGCTTGAACGAATGCCTTCTTGGCCGCATCGATTAGCCGAAATGCGTTGTCATACTCAAGTGAGTGAGCTGACTTATAGGGAACCTTGTCAAAGGTTTTCGTTGCCTTGTCCCTTCCCGAATAAGCGTCCTTATCCAGCGGGAAAGCGGGCGATGAGTGGAAAGTGAACTCGTGGAACTGGTCGAAGGCCCAGTTGCGTGGGATCGGGTAGCCAAGATTGCCAGAAAATCCCGTAGACATGTCAGCAACGAACGAGTACGAGGCGTACCCTGCTTCAGTAACCTTCGAACACACCAGTCGAGGCCCATAAATACCAACCTTGTACGCTTTACTGTTTTCAGCTGAATTGAAAGCAGCTTTAATGCGTTTAAAGTAAGGCAGAATCAACTTGTCGATCTGGAATTCGTAAGCATCGAAATCCACCGCGAAATAGATCGTAGTTCCACGTGGGAAGCCCAATGCCTTTGCCGCTCCGATCGCCGTTAGTCCATCGATGTTGCCTTGCCCCGCGTAACTGAAATAGTCCGAGTAGTAGCCGCCATCTTGGTAGATAGGGAACACCGATAAGCCAGTGGCAGTGATGTTCTTAATCTCATCAATGTTTAGTGCCTTGGAGCGGCGCTCTTTACCCACCGTACCGGTGAGGTAACGCCCGACGTGTGTATATCCAGCGTTTTTCAGGTCTTTAGCCTGGCGAGCACTTAAAACAGTGGCACAGTCACAAGCTTTCGCCACGCGATCAGGGTTACCTTTAGAAGTCAGCAAACTCATCCATGTGGTGGTGTCTACTACACCTGTTACCGGCAGAGCGTAATCTTTCTGGAAAGATTTGACAGCATTTGCCATCGAGTTATCCCAGGTGCTGGTTACTTGGACAGCTTTACGGTTGCAAACCAAGGCAGCGCTAGCCAGCCACACCCATTCACCAGAAGATGATGAGGATACGGTTTTAAGATTCTTACGAGTCCCAGCACCAAAATTACCCGTGGCCTGGGAAGGACTGTATCCCTCCAATTTCTGCAGCACCTGGATAAGGGCGGTGTTCATCTGCCGCCCATACAGACCATCAGCAGGAATGATTCCCGTGTAGGTACGATATTTACCGTTCAGGGTTTGCTGAATGTTACGCACAGATGAGTTTGCTCCATGTCGGACCAGGAGTTTGAACTGATCCATTGACAACAGACTCTTCATGGTCAAAACATCAACATGAGAATCTCCACCGATGCCCATGTCAGCTTTCATCTTCTTAATCGCTGCGCCGGTGCCGCCATAGAAATGCGTGGTGATCTCGGCTGATCCCACTGAATATCCCTTGCACCATAAAGCGCCTTGGATAATCGCATACACATTGCTTGTATCTTTTGCACCAGCAGCTTGCTGGGCGATTCCTGAAGGCCACCGTGATTTGAACCGGCTCGTAGTACCTGGTCCAAAATTATTCACTGTCTGGGTAATACCCAGCTCAATTTGCAGCGCTCGAATCAGAGCGTTAATCGTCTCCCAGCCTGTGGCCCCATCTTCAGTAACGCTGCCAAAGTTGTAGCGTCCCTTATAGGTCTTGTTCAGCCACTGCTGTGTTTTCAGCACCATCATGTCAGTCATGAAAAACTCCTCAAAATAGATGTGGGCCACCTGATGTGTGTCTACTGGTGCCCTCTGGTTAAAGGGCAAGAAAAAATCCCCAAGCCGTATCTACGGCTCGAGGATCAGGACAAGGCCAAGAAAACTCGCTTCTCTTGGTTATTTACAACATTAAACGTCCAATGCAACATACGCATCCGCGTTTTTACTCACCGGCCACGGCGCCTCCACCGATCACCATCAAGAGCTGTCTGCCTCGAGTGGCAGGGCTTGCACAGGCTCATGAGGTTGTCTTCGTCGTGGGTGCCGCCGTGTGCGAGGGGGCGGATGTGGTGGACCTCAGCCACCGGCGTCAACCTGCCCTCAGCCTCGCACTGTTCACACAGTGGGTGCTTGGCAACGTACTGCGCGCGGATCTTGCGCCACGCACTGCCGTAGCGTTTGTTGATCTCGGGGTCGCGCTCGTAGCGTCGGTAGTTGGTGTCGGCTTCCTTGGCGTGGGCTTCACAGTAGCGTTTGTCGGTGAGGGCTGGGCAGCCAGGCCAACGGCACGGAGTCTTAGGTCGACGAGGCACTGGTGCTCACCACCTTCCACACGGGAACGCCCGAGCCCCAGCAACCAAACTGGCTACTGGGGCTCCGGATATATTTTCAAGTACTTACAGTATAGCGGGCCTGCAAGCGCAAACGCGTCCGCGATTCTACTCATCAAGCATCGGCATTCACCTCCCGTAGAGCAGGGTCGCAAAGTGACTGAGCGCCCGGTTCTTCTTGTTGTAAGCCGAGCTGCGTTCGATGTGGAAACGGTCGCAAATGGCGATGATGGCATCGGTTTGCATGGTGTCCTCACCTAGATAACAGGATTCAAGCATCCACCTCTCGTCATCAGACAGGGCTGCCCAGGCTGGGAGGAACCAGTCCATGTAATCCTTGGCTTGGAGGTAGCGACGCTGGCGGTTATCAATCCGCTCTAGGTGCGCCATGATCCGGTCCTCGCTGCCGTGGGGGTTGAATCCACCACCGGGCATCCCATCCAACTTCGGGCTGGAGATGGTTGAAATATCCTCCGACAGTGCCTTCAGGTCGTCGTCGGTGGTGTCGATGATGGTTTGCATGGTCGAAAAGTCCCGCAGTGCGTTAATGGCTGCCGCGCGGCGGTCGACGTATTTCCAGGTGATGTCAGTACCGAGAACAGCAGTCATCGGCCTACTCCTTCCATAGTGATGGTTGCTTTGACCGCGTCAATCAACGCGGCCTGTGTGGTGTCCTTGACCGCCAGGGCGGAAAGGATTTTCTGGTCAATCGAGTCCTTGGCAGCAAGGTGGTGGATAACCACCGGCTCTTGCTGGCCTTGGCGGTGCAATCTCGCGTTGGTCTGCTGGTAGAGCTCCAAGGACCAGGTCAGCGTGAACCAGATGAGCGTTGACCCTCCTGCCTGGAGGTTCAGGCCATGACCTGCCGATGCGGGGTGAATCAGAGCCAACGGAATCTCGCCGTTGTTCCAGGCGTCCATGTCCGCCGCTGTTTTGAGCAGCCTCGCTTCAGGGAAACGCTTGGTGATTCGTTCAAGGTCATGAGCGAACCAGTAAGCCACCAGCACCGGCTTCCCATTCGCACCTTCGACGAGGTCTTCGAGTGCGTCCAACTTGGCATCGTGAATCAGGTGCCAGTTGCCGTCCTCGTCGTATAAGGCTCCGGAGGCCATCTGGGTGAGCTTGCCCGACAGGGCTGCCGCGTTAGCCGCCGTGACCTCAGTGCCCTCGAGCTCGAGTACCAAGTCACCCAGCATCCGCTCGTAAGCCCGCCGCCCCTTATCACCCATGGCCACCTCGATAGTGTTGTAGGTGACTTCTGGCAGGGTGAGGTGGTCGCACGTGCGCATACTGATGGTGACGTCGGAGATTCGCTTGTAGATCTCGTCCTCGGCACCAGGCTTGGGCTTGTAGGAGAAGACCTGCATGCCATTTCGCTTATCAGGGTCGAAGAACTCACGCCGGTAATGCGTGATGTAACGCCCCAACCGCTCACCCATGTCCAGGAGCCGGAACTGCGCCCAAAGATCCTCCAGACCGTTGGCGGCCGGTGTCCCCGTCAGCCCAACGATCCTGCGAACCAATGGACGGGCTTTGAGTAGGGAGCGGAAGCGCTTGGCCTGATGATTCTTGAACGAGCTCAGCTCGTCAATCACGACCATGTCCCACTGCCACTGGACACCGCTACGTTCGATGAGCCAGGTGACGTTTTCACGGTTAATCACGGTTACGTCCGCACCAGCGTTCAAAGCGGCGAGGCGTTTGGCCTCTGACCCGACGGCCACAGCCATTGTCAGCCCTGCCAGGTGATCCCACTTGGAGGCTTCTGCTGGCCAGGTATCCCTTGCCACCCGAAGCGGTGCCACCACCAGCACGCGCTGGACTTCGAAGCGGTCGTACATGAGATTCCAGATCGCCGTCAACGCGATGGAGCTCTTGCCAAGTCCCATTTCAAGCAGGAGAGCCGCTACCGGATGCTGCTCGACGAAGTCGATGGCGACTTGCTGGTAGTTATGCGGCTTGTAGAGCATCGCACACCTCCTGGATCCCATCGGGGTGGTCGAGGACGATGCAGGTGAAGCCCTGACGCTCGAGCTCTCGCATGCGGGCGATTTGTAGAGGCCTTGGGTGTTTGCCGGTGGTTTTGACTTCGACGAACACTGCCCGTCCACCCAGGAGGCAGATGCGGTCTGGGACGCCCGTCAAACCGGGGCTAGTGAATTTCCAGCAGATGCCGCCGATGCGGCGAATAGCCCGACATAGGCGGGTTTCGAGTTGTTGTTCTTTCATTGTGTTTTTACTTCCCATCAAGGGCTGGCTACCTGGTGGGGTGACGGCTGATGCTAGGCACTTACATAAAGTCCTATAGAGTGATTTTTTTCTTCTAAAAAATCTTCCTTTGGGACTTCTAGTAACTACCCGTCACCGGCCGTCACCCCTTGGTGTCATCAGCCCTGGTTCTTGGTCTGATATCAGGCGGTGAACTCGCTGCTTAAGGCCAGTCCGGTGATGAAGCGTCCGTACTTGGTGCGGTAGCGTGCGAAACCTTTTTGCTCGAGGGCTTCGTAGAAGTCCGCTGCTGAGCGCACGTAGTCTCCCCGCTCAGAGGCAAACGCCCGGTAGCGGGTGTGGACTTGCCCGGACGGGGCCTGCAGTCCCTCACCTATGTGGCAGCATTCCTCGAGGAACGGAGTGAGCCAGTCGTTGTCATCCCTGTAGGAGCCGATAGCACGCTTGACGACTTCAGGTTCGGTGAGGTGGAAGTTCTCGGCGTGGATGAGCCGGGCGCCTTCCATGATCCAAGACAGGATCGCCCCACCGGCATGGTTGTAGAGGTACTCGGCATAGTCCTTCACATCGCTTTTGCCTTCGAACTTGGCTTCGAAGGGGATGACGATGAGCCGCCGCCAGATACCCCGGTCCATGCCACCGACTTTGGGAAGGTGGTTGGTGTAGAGCAAGAGGGTGTGGCTGGGCCGGTAGGAGAAGGGTGCTTTGAACTTCTTCTCAGCGAAAATCTCATCCGTACTGCACAGCTGTTTGACGTTCGCGGTGTTAAGTCGCACGCCCTCTTCCAGTTCTGCTGAGATGAGCAGGCGTTTGCCTTTGGCTTCTGCCAACTCGGGTTTCGCATTCCGGCGGCTCCCGATGGTGAGCACGTCGGAGGAGAGGTTGCCTGAGTAGGAGCCCAGCACCCGGGCGATGGTGTTCCAGAACGTGGATTTCCCGTTCCCGCCACTGCCGTAGGCGATGATGAGGGCTTCTACATAGACTCGCCCGAACGCCGCCAGACCACAGACGCGCTGCACGTAACCAATGAGCTCTGGGTCGTTTTGGAACAGCGCGTTGAGGTGCGCCTCCCAGATGTGTTTGCCATCCTCGCTGGGGTCGACAGTGGTCTGTTTGGTGATCAGGTCTGCCGGGTCGTGGCCCCTAGCTGAGTCAATGCCTTCGAGAAGGTTGTAGGTTGCCGATGGCGTGTTCAAGAGGAACGGGTCGGCATCTAGGTCGGTGGGGCGGACTTGGAGCATGGATTGGGCTTGCCGGAGTGTGGCCAGGATGGTCCTGGACTCGCGGCGTTTGAGCGCAAACTTGTAATACTCCTGCGCGTCCACGTAACCCTGCCAAGCCTCCTGCTGGGCGGTGTTGAACAGTCGTAGCGCTTTGGTTTTAGGCATGGAGGCCAAGAGTTCCCACGCCCCACACTCGACTAGTCGGTCCTTGGCATCCTCGACGGCCAGTAAGGACTCATCGAGTTGACGGCGGGTGAGGTCTTGGCACAATCCGATGGCATAAGGTTCGGATTCCTCCCAGTACGAGCCACCGTAGGCAACCCAATCGGTTGCAGGGGAATGCTGAAGCCTATGCCCGTAATGCTTGGCCAGCACCTCAGCTTGACCCACATCCGTGTAGTCACCAGGCTTGAGCGAATACGCCCCTTCGGCGTACTGCTCGGGCGGCACATACCCCTCCTGGGAAGAAACATGCTTGGCAAAGCGGGTCGCTGATACCCAGATCTGCTCCACCTCAAAACCTGGCAGGGGCGGGTCGCACAGCGCGGCTTTCTGGTCGAACAGTTCCCGCGCGCGCTCGGTATTTCCGTAACGGATCAGCACCCGTCCAGCGAACCTCGACAGAGTCGCGTTACGAGAACCTTCACCGATCAGGGACGAGGCCTGGTCGAACTCGGCAAACAAGTCCCTAGCCAGCCACGCATCCACCAGACTCTCACCCTCGATAGCGGTGATCTTCGCATCACGGTTGCCGTAGATAAATCGCCCAGCGTCCAGGGCGTTTGAATCAAACACCGGCACCTGCGCAGCCAGTTGACGTTTCAACGCAGCGTAGGCTTCCGCATCCGTTGTGGTGTTGATGGGTAGGTAGACGTGGAACCTCGGCCGAGTACTACTGGCGCCTTTGGGTTTCATATGGTTGCGGGAGGTGGCCGCCATGAAGGCCACGCCAGGCATGAGTTCGGCCAGGCGACTTGGCGTCACCCACTCCGTCTCTATCTCGGAGTGCTCGTTATCCACGTCCATCACCAGGCAGTCCGAGGTTAGGAAGCGGGAGTTGCCGCGCTGGCCACCCTCATACTCAGCCACGACGTGATCGAAGGCCACAACACGCTTGAGGTCATCGAGGCTGGTCACCACGTGTTGGTGTGGGTAGTGGGTGTTGGATGCTTGCCCGCAAACTTGGGAGGCGTGCATGGTCATGGGTTTCATTTGGCCTCACCACCCTTGAAGGCTGCGTTTGCTTGGCGTAGTGCGCGGCGGGCCTTGCGCTCACAAGCCAAGGCAGTGAAACGTTCCTGGTCGCACTCCCTCGATGGGGTAATACCCAGGTACTCTGTGCCGTCTTCGCTCAGGTGAGTGACAGTGAAGGGGACGTTGGGGATGCCCATGGCGAGGGAGGCTTTGAACTCCGTCACCATTCCTTCGGTCAGGTTTCCAAAGGCCCAGTATTCGTCGCACAACTCCAGCAGGCTGAGCGCCGCCTCAATGCCGGCCTCTCGCTCGGTCTTCTCATCCAAAAATTGTGGGAAGAGCAGGTGCGGGACGATGGGCACGTAACCACAATCGTGGACGAAACGCGCGTAGGCCTTGGCCAAATGGGTGTTGCGTTTAGTGTCACCGGAGTAGGCCGAGGAGACGTAGATGAGTCTGCGGCCGGTTGCGGTGTTGATGAGGTGTTCGAGGTCGGGCTCGAACCAGGAATAGGTTTTGTCAGCCATCAGGGGCTACCTCCAGATCGGATGGTTTCGAAACGGAGGAAGCCGGGATTGGCTCCTCCTACCCCTATGGCGATGATGATCAGTGGGTGTTAACCCCTACTAGGATTTGCGTCGACCGCCTCAGTCCTTCATGTAGTAGTCGCACCGGTAACCATCCGCATCCAACGGCAAACCAGTCGCCCAATCAGGTGCTTCACACATGGCCGCCGCGACCTGCTCAACGGTTACGGTGCCTGTGGGAATCTCGATGATGATCTCGTCGTGGACGTGCATGACCACTGGCCAGCCTTTGGCCTCCACCGTGTGGATCGCATAGGCCAACAGGTCGCGCGCGGTTGCTTGGACAATGTTCTCCACCAACTTGGGTCCGTAGGTTTCGATCCAGTCCCAGCGTTTGGCCGTGTTTTGGCCTTGGTAGGTGATGACGTCGCGGCCGAACTTGCCGGTGGTGATGCTGGCTCCGGGGTATGCCAAGCGACGCCCTGAAGGTAAACAGCAGAAGAGGATTCCAGCCTGACGGGTGAAAGTGATGCCATGCGTGCTGGCAGAGCGTCCTGTGGTAAGGCAGCGTTGGGCAGCAGCATCGATAGCCCACCAGAAATTCACGATGGCCGGGTTGGCTTCCCGCCACGCATTCACCAGCCCCGGTAGCTCATCTTCGGACAAACCCATGCGCAAGGCTCCCATGTTTTCTAGCGCGCCGACGGAGCCGCCGTATCCACAGGCGAGTTCTGCGATCTTCCCCTTCTGCCGTAAATGCGCATTCACCCCGTGCTTCTCAACCGGAACACCAAACATTTGGGAAGCGGACTGGCAGTAGATATCCCCACCCCTCTTGAACAGGTCGAGCCGCCAGTTTTCTCCGGCGAGCCAGGCGATGACGCGGGCTTCGATGGCCGAGTAGTCGGCAACAATAAACTCACATCCGTCTTTTGGGGTGAAGGCGGTCCGGATCAGTTGGGAGAGGACGTCTGGTACGGAGTCGTACAGCATTTCCAGTGCTGTTAGGTTGCGGTCTTTGACGAGGGTGCGTGCGGCGTTGAGGTCGGGTAGGTAGTTGCGGGGCAGGTTTTGGACTTGGATGAGGCGACCTGCCCAGCGTCCGGTTCTTGCTGCCCCGTGGAATTGCATGAGCCCCCGCGCGCGATGATCGTTCGCATTGGCGCTTACTTTCATGGCCTCGTACTTTCGCACCGAAGACTTCGACAGCTCCAGGCGCAAGGCGAGTACTTCTTTGACTACTGGGTCGGTGGTGGCTTCGAGGGTGTCTTGGACTTCTTGCTTACCCATCGACCCCATGGTGATGCCACGCTTACTGGCCCAGTCTTTGAGCTGCAACGGCGAATTCGGATTATCCAACCCCGTCAGCTCGCTGGAACGTGCGAGGTTCTTCTCCCGCACCTGCTTATCCAACTCAATCGCCGCACTGGCTAGGTCAAGGTCAAGGTGGATGCCTCGGTCGTTGATGTTCTGGTCGTCCCAGTACTCGCGCCACACCTGCTCCAGCAACGGGAACGGTGAGAGCTTGGCGTGCAGTTCTAGTTCTGCTTCCACGTCCCTGGCGTTGTATGTCTTGAACTGCTCCCACTTGTCTGGCGCGTGGCCGGGCAGGTTTCGGGTCAGTCCGTTGTTGAGTAGTGATGGTTTGGCGGGGACGGAGAAGAACCGGATGAGGTCCTTGCCGGTGGCCAGTTTGCCTGCATTCAACTTCAACGCTTTGGATACGCCGTCGAGGGAGAGTGGGAGTCCGAGGGCTGCGGACCAGACCATGTGACACCGCCACCCATGAGGCTTCAACTGCCGGCCCAAATATGCTGAGAGGCAGGTGCGCTCGAAAGCCGCGTTGAACGCCCACTTCGTGATATCAGGGTCATCAAGTGCGGCCAGCACGTCAGCGGGGATTGGCTCGCCCGAGGCGACGTCGATGGTGTGTACTGGTCCGGCGTCCCAGGAGTAGGACAGCAGTAACAGCTCAAAGGATGGATCGTGGGCGTAGCGGTACATGCCAGCCTTACCGAGGTTGACTTCGCTGAAGGTTTCGATGTCGAGGGTGAGGGATGTGTGGTGTGTGGTCATTGGTTGGCTCCAAGGGGCTGTGCACAGGTGAGGGGCACCAGGAGCTTGGCTGTCTCTTCTGGTGCCCCTCACGCTTGGGTTGGATTACCGGTTAGGACAGGAAGTCATCCCCACCAGATGGGGTGGCAAATGGGTCGGTGAACGGGGTGAACTCGGCCTCCGCCGACACGCGTCCACCGAGGGGTTCGCCATCGCGAATCTTTTGGATGTTCCGCAGTCCGCAGGCCACGCCCTTATTCCCATTGGTGTTGAACGCGTAGAAGCTCAGGGTGACGCGTGCGTAGACACCGGAGTACATCTCCGAGCGCTCCAGAATCGGGTTCACGTTCGCGTCCACGATGCCCGGCTGGGTGGTGGAGTTAGCATTCACGAACATGGAGTTCGCATACGCTTCGTCGTCGCGCTCGATATCCCCGTCACGCAATGGGAGTTTGAGTGCTCCCTTGGGTGGGATTTTTCCGCCGAACTTACCCACACCCTCACGGATGGCGGCATCGATAGCCGCCTGGATTTTGTTCAGGGTGTCGGTGTCCGTTTTGGGGATGATGATCGAGGCCGAATACTTCGGCTTACTGCCCTGAATGCTCTTAGGCTCCCAGCAGTTCAAGTACGAAAGACGCACGATGCCGGTCATTACGATCTTGGGATCATTGGTTGTCATTGTTATTCTCCTTCGAGATTGTTGTCAGTGTTTATAGGGGTGAACTCCTCAGCCGCCGTGGCGATGGTGAGTTCGGGTCTTGGGTCATCAGCTGGCACCAGGGATGGTTTTCCGGCTGGTTTAGTGATGAGTTCGGCGAGGATGTTGTTGAAGGTTTTCTTGCCCATGAGTTTTTCCATGGCGGTTACCGGCAACAGGCTCTGCTTGTAGATCTCGGTGTATCCGGCATCCTGGGCGGCTTTTGCTACGGCGTCTTCGTCGGTGTATTTGCGTACCGAGCGGCCGGCAACCACTTTGAAGCCCGGGTAGTGTTTGCCGTGATCCAGAGCCTGGCTCAGGGCGTGGGCTTGAACGTCAGACGCCCATTTCGTGAGCTCTGGAATCCTTGTGAGCACGTCAGCGACTTCCGCATCGGTGAGGGTGGCTGCTTGCCTGAACTCATACCTCGCCAAATCCAACTGATGGTTGGCGCGGGCACGGCAGGTGGGTGCGAGTTTGCAAAACCTACACCAACTACCGGGACAAAACTGCCCACCACCAGCCGCTGCCAACTCAGCCGCATGGACTAAATCTTTTTTGGCCCACCGGTACAACTCCGGGACGCTGATGGTCCAGGTGGAGACGTTTTGGCGGCGGGGTTGGAAGATGGTCATCGCCACGCTCTTGATGTCCCACAGATGCGCGAACATGTGCAGGGCACCTAGGGCGTAGAGCTTCATCTGCGGGTTATCCCTAGCGTCAACTTGGACGCCTTGGCCGTATTTGAAGTCGATAACATGCGCCGTGGGCTCGGAGACGATGACGCAGTCACCGGTGCCGAACCCGCCTGGCACCCAGGTCGAGTAGTCAAGGCGCTGCTCAATCATCACCTTGCTATCTGGACAGGACTGGCGAGCCTGGGCGAGTTGTTCGAGCACGAAACTGACGTAATCGTCCGTATGCTCTTCCATCTGACCATCAACCAGCTCCGAGTCCGGGCGCAGGTTGGGCTTTTGGTGGAGGGCGCGCCTGAGCTTGTGCTCAGCCAGAGCATGGGCGACCGTGCCCTCAGCGGCAGCGGCGCTTTCCTGATCTGGCAGGTCTGCTTCCAAAAGGGCTGATGGGGTGCAGTGAAGCCACCGGTGCGAAGAAGACGCCGAAAGCAGGGCGTGTTTACTTGGGGCCATCGGTCTTCAACCCCTTCGCCGCTTCTAGTAGTGCCCCGAGGTCATGCTCAGCCACCTCAGACAAACGTGAGGCGCCAAAAGACTCAATGAGCCCCTTGATCTGTGCAGTGAGCCCTGCGCGGGAGAGCTCGGCCAGAACGCCACGCACTTCCTCGATCGGCACATACCCGGGCGGATCCTCAACCACCGCGGTGGCCTGCTGGTCGGGTGCAGGCTTTGGTGCCGACCCGTTTTCGACTACTACCTCGGGGCGGGTGCCGCTCATGCTGGCGTGGTCTTCAACGCCCTCCCACGCCAAATCACTCATGAGTTGTGCCAACTCGTGGGCGGCAGTGCTGATTTGGTTGAGGGCGTTGATTGCCGTGTTGAACTGGGTGGTGCGGTTCATCGCGTCTCACCACCCTGGGCGGCGAGGTCGTGCAGCAGACGATCAACATCCACACGGCGCTCATGCGCACTGCCTGCGGCGTAATCGTCTGTCACGGAGACCGATTTGATGTTCTTAGCAGGCACGCTCACCTGTGCTACCGGCATATCCGCACCCTCATCAGCAAGTCCAAGCCAGGTGGCGAGACGGCGAAACCAGGGGATGCGCGGCGCGGCGTGGCGGGGTGTGTGGATCGTGATATCGATCCGATCATTGTTCGTGCTCATCTGGAGCTTCCTTTCTTGGAAGCCAATCGATGAAAGGACGGGATTGTCACTTGGTGGCTTCCTACCCCATGGCGATGAGCCACTAAAGGTGTTAACCCCTTCCGCCAAATAAGCGCATTCACCATTGGATTTGCCCCTCAAGTAGGGCCGTCAGAGCAGCCTTTGTCTTGGAAAGACGCTTGGACACCGCAGCGCGACTGACCCCATCGCGCCTGGCCACATCCGCAGCAGACATTCCCGCGAAATACACGTCACGGATGAGGGATTGCTGGGCTGGGGTCAGCTGGCTAATAGCCCCGTGGAGTTTGGCTGCACGAGCCTTGGCCATGAGGCCATCGGTGAGGTGTTCATCGGGCATGGATTCTTGGCCAGGAGTTTCAACCCACCCATCTGACGTGCTGGCATGCTCAACCAGAGGCACGATGGCACCTTCAAGTTCAATCTGGGGGCTGTGCTTCTTGTGATACCAGCGCCGCTCATCGTTGCGCTCGGTGTTGTTGAGCCAGTAGATGGTCGCCTGGATGCTGGGGCGCTGAACCTTTTCGGGGTCTTGTCCTGCTTTGCGTGCTTGATCTTTGAGTTCACCGTGGTAGGCGTCGATTAGGCCATCCATGCGTGTGATGTCTTCATCGGTGAGGGTCAGGGGGATGTAGGTGTAACCGGTGAGGGTTTTATCGCCGAAGCGAAGATTGATAGTGGTAGCCATGTGGGGCTCTCCTTTGCGAATCGAGTTGGGGTTCGATCCGCAAAGGGCCCTTTGGTCTCATCCGATAGACGAAAAGACGGGCACGAAGAACACGACCCGTCCTCATCGCCTCCAGGTGGGGGTTTGAGGTGGTTTCGTGTTCATCCATGCCCGTCTTGCGGTTCTGCGGATGAGCCCCAAAAACTGCTGTTGTTTTTGGTGGTGGTTATTTAGTTGTGTGGCTGGGGTTTCTCCCTTGGCGGCTTAAGCCCCACTTGTGTGGGCGCTGGTCCATCCCAAGGTGTAAACGAACCCCATCGGCCGATCAGACGGTCAGGCTTTTAGCCCAGTCGCGTGGGTGGCCTTGGTGGCCTGGGCCTCTCAGAGCGCGGTTTAGATGGTGGTCGGTTGTGGTTTTTCAACCGCTCATGGCGAGTCAAAAGACCACAAGAGGTAAAACGCAGCAGGGTGCGACATCCCCGCGCTACGATTTCCACTTCACCGCTGTCTCGATTAACGCAACACACTGTGTGCCCGTCAAGGTTCTTAATAACTTCTTTCACCGTTGAGTTCCCTCCTTTCACACTATGGCAACATGTCAGCCGTCATGCTGACATCATGGTTGAAAAAATAGACCCCACACCACGCAGGGCCACACACTGATGCGCCTGACAAATCAAGGCAACACAGTGCGCACGCTTAACTAGGCTTCTAACTCATTGACGCACCCCAACGATCTGCGCATCTTCACCCAGGTAGGCGCGCAGGAATTTCTCTTTTTGCAACTGGGCAACCCGAATCTTCATCGCTAAGACAGAGACGTCAAACAGTTGAGCTAAAGCCTGTACTCCATCGAGTGCGATCTCGTAGTCGCCGTCCTCATCTGGTTCTGCTACGTCCGGCACTGCGGCTTTCATCATGGTTTTAGGCATCAACAGGCAAGCCCCCAGACGGTTCGCTTGCCACTCAACCCAATCCTGAACCTTCCGACCATCCGTGAGTTCAACGCACGGATTAACAGCGACAGTATGCGGTGCCGCCCCCTCCTGAGATTGTTCCAAATCCTTGGCAGTATGGAGTAGAACATGGGAGCACTCGTGGGCAATAGTAAAACGCCCACGACTTTCACCACCTTCATCCCAAGCAGATGGACACAAAATGATCATGTGCTCATGCCCATCAATAATCTGCTCAGTTTCCCCATCTTCGCTATACACCATGATGGGACGGTTTTCGAAGCAGGTAAGGCCCAAAACAGTGTTGTCTTTAGACAGGCGAAACCAGTTGATGTCTGCGCGTGCATGCTGTTCTGCGAAAGCCTCAATGTCGATGCGACCAGGACGATCAAGGACGTCGGGATTCCATTCGCGCAAGATCTTTTCAGCCTTGATCTCAAGGCCCCTAGCTGAGTATCGGCGTACCACTAGTGACCACCATCCCCAGCCTCAGACTCGATCACCTCGATAACTTTCTCCCACCCTTGGGCAGAAAGTTTGGTGTCCCGAGCCCGACGCAAAGCAACTCTGGCCAGATCAGTGTCCATGATATAGCCACCAAGATCGGTGGGAACAGCCTCTTTATCTCTAGCGATTGCATCGCGCATAAGATCACGATCCACGCTAGAGAGGTGCAGCTCCGAGGCGATACCCTCAGCAAGTTCAGAAGAAGGCAGACGCTTTCCCGCCTCTAAGTCCGACATGTGCTGCCTAGTCACATCAAGTTTCACAGCAAGAGAGCGTTGAGTTACCCCTGCAGCTAGGCGACGATCCTTCAAGAATGCCCCGAATGAGTTTTGTTGCGGTCCCACAAGCGCCTCCTTTCTTATAACTAACAATGTCATTCAGTCAGCAGCGCGGCTGACAGGCTTAGGTTATCACAGACATTCCGATCAAACACCCCGGAAGACACGCCGCCTACACCAACCGTCACACTTAAACGTTGTCAGCGCGCCAAAAAGTCAAATACCTAGCCATACGGTATTTTAAGAAAAGTACACACCCACTAGGCGGTCTCAGGCTCGCATTGATCTCTTATCCTCCTAGCGGAGACAGAAACATGACTTTGGGATTGAGATGAATGATGCACAGAGCTTGGTGAAGTCCAAGCAGCGCGTAGCCGGCCACGGTGAGGTATTCACTCAACCATGGGTTGTTGAGATGATGCTTGATTTGCTCAACTACACTCCAGATCGCAACCTCGCCACAACTCAAATCATCGAGCCTTCAATCGGCACCGGGGCTTTCGTTGTCCCTATCATTGAGAGGCTGATCGCTTCAGCCCGAAACTTCAACTCAAGCCTCGATGACTTACTAAATTCAGTCTTCGGCATGGATGTTGAACTCTCGCATGTTGATACTTGCCGTTCAAAGATTTGGAGGCTCTTACTAAACCACGGCTTTAATGAACACGACGCAACCCTGCTCACCACGAATTGGTTCCACCAAGGAGACTTTCTTATTGACGATGTTCCAACGGGAGCAGACTTTGTCGTTGGAAATCCTCCCTACATTCGCAGTGAAGCTCTTGATGACATAATCGAAAAAAAATATCGAGACAACTGGGCAACCATGCGTGGACGGTCTGATATCTACATCGGATTTTATGAGCGTGGACTATCTCTACTTAGCCCCGGAGGCCGTCTGGCCTACATATGCGCAGATCGCTGGATGCATAACTCTTATGGAAAGCGCCTTCGTGGATTGATCTCTAAAAGGTACGCGGTGGAAACCGTGTGGCAAATGCACGAAGTCGACGCCTTTGAAGAACATGTTTCTGCTTACCCAGCCATAACAGTTCTCGCGAATACTCCACAACTAAGCGCAACTTTTATCGATACATCTGAATCATTCAATCGAAGTTCTGCTCAGGACGCGATTACTTTCATGCGAGGAAATGGGGAATCACAGCGTGGGCACGGATGGGAAGGAGTCAGACTACCAAAATGGTTTGATACAGATGATTTCTGGCCAGCAGCGACACCTGGTGTTATCAAACTCATCGAACAGCTGCAAGAAAACTTTTCGACTCTTGGAGACGACGATTCGACCCGTATTTCGATCGGTGTCGCAACTGGTAATGACAAGGCCTACCTTGTAGACAGGAACGCCTTCGTCGAAGTAGAACCAGACAGACTACTGCCTATTGTCATGGCTGCAGATATTCGCCAAGGAATTTTGAATCAGCCTTCTAAGATGCTTCTCAATCCATGGGACGCTCAGGGCAATCTCATCAATCTTCATGATTACCCACGCTTCGCACGTCTGCTGGAGCGTCAGCCACAGATTCGAGAACGGTACGTAGCAAAAAAGAATCCCTCAAACTGGTACCGGACGATCGACAAAGTTTACCCCGGACTCGCTTATCGCCCGAAGCTTTTATTTCAGGATATGAAAACTGAGATCACTCCAGTCTACGAGCCAGGCGGGCTCTACCCTCATCACAATCTGTATTACATTGTGTCCGACACCTGGGATCTGGAAGTCTTAGGCGGTTTACTTCTATCGAAAATCGCTGAAGCGTTTATCAATGCTTACGGAGTAAAAATGCGTGGCGGGACCCTTCGATTTCAGGCGCAGTACCTTCGAAAAATCGTAGTCCCGAATCCTGCTGATCTTACTGACGATGTGGCGGAAAGACTTAGAGACGCGTTTAGAAGACGAGATCGAGCGTCTGCCGATCTCGCTGCTGAGGAGGCTTACAGGCTTCCTCAAGGCACTATCGAGAAATATCTGTAAGCAAGAAGGAAGTTATGGCTGAACTGTTGGACTCGTCAATTTGGAAGCACGCTGTTGAAGGATATTGGAGTCATCTCAATTCCCAGCAAGAGCACCAAGGCAAAGTAAGCGGCATCAAAGATACAGGTAACCGGGCTGCAGTTACAGGTGGCAAGCAAATGGATCTCTTGCAAGAGGTTGTCGCTAACCTATGGAAAAGTGATCCAGAAATTTATCTTGAAGTTCGCACTACTGGACACAATGACCTCCCAACTTATTACCGGCCATCAAAAAACTGGGATCTCGTTGTTCTCTACCGCGGAGCTCTTATCGCTGCCATGGAATTCAAATCCCAACGAGGCCCATCTTTTGGTAACAACTTCAACAATCGGACCGAAGAAGCCCTTGGCCTGGCCGCCGATTCGCAAATGGCTGTCGAGCGTGGTTTATTCGGAACACTCAAACCTTGGTTCGGATTCGTTATGCTCGTAGAACGCGCACTAGGCTCCACCAAGCCCGTGCGCGTACCAACTAATATGCCTTTTCCCGCAGATCCAATTTTCGAAGGAAAGTCATATATAGGTCGCTACCGAATCTTCTTCGAGCGCATGATCGCAGAAGGCAACTACGATGCTGTGGCCCTTTTGACAGCACAAGCAAATAGCGGGGAATACGAAGAACCTTCACCAGCACTGTCTCTGACAAATCTCGAAGCATCTATTAAAGCACGGATCGCCTACATTAAAGCATTGCCCGACAAACAATTTGATGCGATGGTGCAACGCTAATCGAGGGAAAACTCTAAATGTAGGCGCCAACCATTTCTTGGACGATACTCCTAGACATCTGTTTTCTGCGTGTAGCTATCCGTACACCACAAAACGCGAAGCCATACTCCCAAACGTTTAGCCGTACTGTAAAACGTTTAGGCATACTGCTAAACGCTTAGCCTCTCGGCCACCCCAAAACTGGATGAACTCGTCGCCACCAGAGCGTCCTCGGCCCACCAACCGCCACCGCAACCCTCACCAGCCAGCAGGCACGAAAAAGCCGGGCACCCACTTTCCCGCAATATCAAGGAAAACAAGCCACCCGGCCAACGCCAGCCCTAAAACGGCGTGTATCCGTTTGGACTGGATAATGGAGCGGGCGACGGGAATCGAACCCGCGTAATCTGCTTGGAAGGCAGAGGCTTTACCATTAAGCTACGCCCGCATAGTTTACTAAATAGATTTTCGATTTCTCTATTTAAGAAGACTAAGATATAATACATTGTCGCCAGTAGTTATGCAACATAAGAACTGGCTTCGGGCTGTGGCGCAGCTTGGTAGCGCGCCTGCTTTGGGAGCAGGATGTCGCAGGTTCAAATCCTGTCAGCCCGACATTTCATCAAAAGGGTGTCGCCCCGACTAAAAAGTCGGGGCGACACCCTTTTTTCGCTTTTTCTGGTCTTACGGCTTGGCTAGACCAGCTAAGATCAACGCTCCACCTGCAACTACCAAAGCTGCGGCACCACCAACGGCGTACCAAACCTCATTCGCAGCCCCATTCGGATCATTAGCTTCCGGATGTGGGCTAGTTACGGCTGCAGCCTCATTAACGGTAGCACCGTTATTCTGAGTATTCGGCATTGGCTGAGGATCATCATTCGCAGGAGCGGTCGCCGCATTCGCAGGCAAGATCGCCTCAGGAGTGGCAGAAGCCGGTTGTGCCCCGGTCGGAACGGCCGGTTTCACGACTTCCTGAATCAGCGGCGCAGAAGTAGCTGGCAGTGCCGACGGAATTAGAGTCCGGTACGGAGTCGCAGTGTACTGTCGGGGCCGTTGCGGAATGGAAAATAGCGGGGCTACAGGCTCATCCACAGGCGGTAAGGATACGACCGGCTCTGCAGCAGCGACCGGAGCACCCGCAGGCTTTTCTACCGCTGGCTGAGGCTTCGGCGCAGGCTTATCCGCAACTGGCTTGACCGGCTGAGGGTTCGGCGCAGGCTTATCCGCCGCAGGTTTAGCCCCCTGAGGCTTGGGAGCCGGCTTGTCCGCAACCGGGTTGACCGGCTGAGGCTTCGGCTCAGGCTTAGGCGCCGGTTCCGGCTTAGCAGGCTCCGAGGGAGGAACCGGCTTAGGAGTTACCGGCTCTGAAGGCACAACCGGCTTTGCCGGTTCCGGTTTCGGGTCCTCAGGCTTGGGACCTGGTTCTGGCTTTTCCGGAGCGGCCGGGATTTCAGGCTTTGTTCCTTCCGGAGCGGAAGGATCCTGAGGCTTAGGGGCAACCGGTTTAGACGAATCGGGATCTGAATCGGTCGGGCCTAGGGGAAGCTCAGGAGTATCCGGGCCTTCGGGCGTAGCCGGAGTAGTGGGTTCTTCCACCGGGGGCTCAGGTTTAGGTGCCGGCTCAGGCTTTTCTGGTTCCGTGGGAACTACCGGCTTCGGAGCTTCAGGGCTAGGTGCCTCCGGGATGGGCGCTACCGGCTGGGCGGGCAACTCCGGGGTGGGAACAGCAGGCTTAGCTGGCACTTCAGGAGTCGGCTTGACCGGCGGTTTGGGTGCTTCCGGAGTCGGTTTAACCGGTTTAGGAGCTTCTGGGGTCGGAACTACCGGATCAACAGTTTCAGGCGTTGCCGGCACCACAGGTTTAGCAGGTTCGGGGGTAACAACCGGCGCAATCTCTACCGGGACCTCGACGGTCTCGGCACCGACGGTTCCCTCCGGAGTGGACTTACCCGGCTGCGCTTCAGGGGTTGCAGCCTCGGGTGTGGTTACACCAGTTTCAGGAGTCGAAGGAGCCTCCGGGGTTTCCGGGGCCTTAGGAGTTACCGGAACCGGTACCACCGGAAGTGAGGGCTCGGGCTCAAGATCCGGGTTGGGCGTCATATAGACCGGGACTGCCACATTGTTTCCCGGCCAGTATTGACGATCTTCAGTAGGATTAAAGCGGGCGTCAAGGTAGTACTTACTGACTCCACGAACGCGGATCGTAGCGGTTGCCATCCCATCAGGTTGTACAGGAACAGTAGTTAGCAGCTCACCGTTAGCAAAGAAGCTAACCGTGCCCGCAACGATCGGATCGACCTTGGCAGAAACCACAACCGGCTCCCCCTCACGATATGCCTCGCGAGGATATTCATCAAGGTAGACCCTAGAGAACTTACGACGTTCACTGGGGCTAGCCAAGTAACGGTCTAGGAATTCCATATCGCGACGGAAATCCACCGCAAAAGCAGCTGCGGACTGAGACAAAGAGCCACTGTTAACAAAGGCTACCTTGCCTTCGTAAACAACCGGCCCACCAGAGTCGCCATTACCTAGACGCTGGTTACCAAGATCCAATTGCGCAACAGTACTGCGCTCATCCGGGCGCTGCTGTTTTAGATAGGTAATGACCTTACCGGTGCCGTACCAAATCGGTTTTCCGAACCCCTGAGGAGTGCCTTTACCCCAACCATAGGTTCGAACTTCAGCCCCTACCGGGACTGGTTCGCGACGAATATCTATTGGAGTGACGTCATAGGCAGCCTCAGCTAGGTGGGCAAGGGCGACATCCCCACCAGGAGCAGCAGCAAAGTAATCAACCGTAACTGGCTTAAAGTCTGGTTCCATCTGACGGCCGATAAAGGCATGGGCGTTCCTCAGTGCCTGGTTCTTAAGCTTGGAGCAATGACGTGCAGTCAAGACCCATTCCGGCGCCACCAATACACCCGTACATTTCGAGGAACCATTAACAAGCAGTACTGAAGCAGCAGCTACCGGGTCATCCTCCGCACTGGGCGTGCCAGAAACAAGCGCCGAGGCAGCGGGAACATTAAAGGCCCAGGCACTTGCGCCAAGACCTAGTACCGCTGCTTTAACAAGCAGTCGACGCCCGGCGCCGGGATTACGGCTATTACGCAT